AACATAGTAATCACTTAATAAACCGCATAGGTATCTGTATGTAGAATCTATTACCATGTTGCTCAAAGCACTTAGTCGATTCCTTAAAATAGTATTCTTCACCTGTAGCTAGTCCCATATAGTACCACTGGAATGCCGTCCAATAACCATTCTCTTTTTTAAGCTTATTAAGTATTTGAATCCCCTCTTCAATTTCCCCCTTTTTAATTGCTAAATGAGCTTTTTCTCCTAAATCTACGGGGTTAATTTTATCTAAATCTACTCCATAATCTATCTGAATAAAATCTAATGTTTGTTGACATTCTGCGATTTTATCATCAAACCTGTTTGTTTTTTCATTTTTCAGAATTTCTACGCCTTTCTGTACTAACAACTGACTTTTATAAGTGTCTTCAAACATGTAGGATATTCCTAAAAATTGATATATAGATGCTAAAAAACGAGGGAATTCTTTTGAACTTTCACTTTTAATAACTGCTTCTCCTATTTCTCTTACAACTGCAATATTATTATCCATGAGGTTCGCCACTAGTTGTAATTCTTTCGTTCGGATATCATATGCGTTTTTAAAATAACTTTCTTTTAAATTCCATACTGTTTTTTCGGCCTTTTCCTCTTGATCTTCGGGTATGCATTGTTCGTCTTCTAAATTGGGTACAGTTTTTATTAAGCTGGTGAATTCTTGCATATCAGAAAATGAATACATTAATATGATTGATTTCAAAACCTTCATTTCATCATATGTGGCCTTAACGGAACTCTTTGATATTTTTTTGAATAACTTTTCTCCTTTAAGTGTTCCTTTTGATCGTTCACACAGAAAATCATAATGCTTGGCCCATTCTTTAACCATCCTATTACCAAAAGTTTTGCCTCTGTTAACTACAGCTGTTAATAATTCAATATTACTTTGCGAGCTTGCAAATTCCATTGCAATACATAAATTTAATGGCTTAGTTGTAGCTTCGCAAAACCTTAATATATAACTTTGAACTATAGAATCTTCTTCATAAACATAACGAACCAACTTTACAAAGTTAAAAAAAGGAATCTTTGTCTTTCCGCTAAAATATTGACTTACTAATCCTTTCGAAACCTTCAGTTCGTTTTGTATTTTAATGTCGATAATTCCTTTTTTCTTCATATCCGAATGTATTTCAAGTAAAAGTGAAAATGTATCCACAGCAAACCTCACTCTCCTATACACTAACTCCTAGAGTTGAACTCTTAAAGAAAGTATACCCTAAATCTTCTAGAATTCAAACAAAATATGAAAAACACTAAACATGTATAGTATAATTTATTTAACTAAACGAGGGTAAGGAGTAGTATACAATGGGACGAATTCAATTTACGTTAGAACAAACGCTAAACGAATTAGATATATCGCCATACCGCCTTTCGGTCATTTCTACTGTAAGAAGTAATACAATTGCTGATATGGTAAGTAACCAAAGTAGCCGCATTAATATCTCTACATTAGAATTAATCATTACTGCATTGAATAAAATAGCCGCAGAACAAGGGTCCTCACGTAAGTTTAATGTTACTGATGTATTTGTTTATGTAGACTAATCTATTTTATTCTAACAAAAAAAGCCGAAAAACAGAACACCTGTTCTTGGAATTATAAATATATTTTTTAGAGAACCGGAAAAGAGGGCATCGGAAGGCTCTCTTTTTTATTATTAAAGAGGAAAATGCCATAATTACCCTGTGTGATTATATAGTACCTTCCATCTATTTCCGTTTCCAGAGGAAATAATTTCTTGAAAATACAAAATATAGTTAAATTCTAAATATTTTCTCTATTTTCATCTATTTATGCAACATTGCATATCCATTATCTCCCTACATATTCCTTATACTACCTATTGAATTGTTTAACATCCGCAATAATTTAACGTTAGCTCATAAAAAAAAGAGGAGATCTATTAGATCATCCTCTTTTTTCGAGTTATAGACGTTGCTAAAAGCATACATCTTGCTATATACTGTTCATATAAAAATTCATAGCATAATTGGTCATTTATACATTTAACCTAGGCTTACTACTTAGTTCGCCCCTTCTTTTTTCAACAAAATTCTGCTATGATGAATGCTAGATACATATAAAATTCAACAAAACTTTTAAAATAAAAAAGAAAAAACCCCGGCATACAGTTTTCGATGGTAGAGCGGCCAACTCAAAACACCAGAGAAAACTCGGAACAGCAGAGGTTATGTCTTACGTATTCAAATGTGATGCTATCTATAACGATATTATCACACTTTGAAAAAATCGTCTAGATATATCCTCTAGTTTGCTGTACCCATTTTTCACCGGGGAACAAACTGGAGGTTTTTTTATGGAACAAACACCACAAACAGATAAACTACTATTCAATGAATCCCCTTATGTTATACAAAAAAGTCTTGCTATGAAAGTTGGCGTTGATGAATCTCTATTCATCCAACAACTACACTACCTCATTGTAAACAAAGAAAAAGGAAGTAATTTTGATACATTTAAAGATGGTCATACTTGGGTTTACAATACCTGGTGGGGATGGCAAGAATTCTTCCCTTTTTGGAATCAAAAGAAAATACAACGTATGATAAAAAAATTAGAAGATAATAACATTCTTGTAGGACGTAAAGATTTAAATAAAGAAGCCTACGATAAAACAAAATGGTATCGTATCGACTATTCAGTCCTATTAAATTTACCTGATAATAATTATTTTGAAAAAGAAGGCGCTATGGAAAAAGAAAAGAAAAGAGAACGCATTTTAAATTCTATGGGACAAAATGTCCTAATGAGAAATACCAAGGGTTCTAACGATACAAAAGAGAAGAAAGAACCCCTAAATCCTACTGCGCCAACATTAGGACAAAATGTCCCAATCGAAAAGGACAAAACGTCCCAACCAATACCAAAGAATTCATTACCAAAGAATTCAATATCTTTATTTAGTAAGTATGTAAGTATTACTATGTCACCTATAAATTATTTTAAAGAAGCTATTTCTACTAAACCATCAAAATATGTACAAATGGAATTAGAAGCCCTTAGTGAAAAATACAGTAATGATATTGTTAATGAATCTATTAAACGTGTAATGGATTTAAATACTAATAAATATATCGCGACTATTAAAGGGATCATAAATCGCTGGGAACAACAAGGCATGAAGAATTTTGAAGATATTCAGACAGTAGAACAAGTTTATGCAGAAAACAAAAAGAATCAAAAACAACAATCTAAAGCTAAACCTACTACTCCAAAAAGAAATAAACGCGAAGAGCTTGTACCAGAATGGTTAAAAAAAGAAAAAGCAGCTGAAGAAACAGCTGCAACTATTGAAAATCCTATCATGACGCAGGAACATATTAATCAATTGAAAGAGTTCTTATTGATGGAGGCTAAAAATCTACAAAAGGAAATTAATGTATCAGAGTTAACAATAGAAAACTTTAATACACTAGGCGTTTATATAAATATGGGATTTACTTTACAGGAAGCTACAAAAGTTTTAAAAAATTCACCTTTAATGTATCGTTAATAAAAAAGAACAATATGTAAAATACAAAATGAGCAGGGCTCTAATTTTGTATGCCTAAAGCAGACTATAAGGACTGCTACCTATATGCTAAGATTAAAATATAAACTATAGAAATCTAGCATATAGGTCTATAAGTCTAATAGTTAGGAGGTCCACTATGAGTGAACCACGCGGACAACAAATTATTCATTGTAAAAAATGTGGTAGTAATAAAGTTACATTAACAGGAAAATGGACTGTTGCTGCTACTGCGTTTCTTACTGGATGTGTATTATGTTTATTTATCATTACAATTCCAATTGCGATTTTGTGCTGGATTGTTGCAGTTATTTTTATGTTCGTTCCTTTTAGATATGCAAAATGCCAGGAGTGTAAGCATAACCAGAAAGTTGAAAAAGAAAAGTTTGATGAGTTAAAAGCGTACTTACGCAGTTAATGTACTGCAGTAGGGCTTTTATTTTGCCTACATTGTTAACTATTCGCAACTTTTTAGAAAGACATTGACCGTACACGTCGAATTATTATTGGTGAGGTGGTGGTGTCGTGGTGAAAGAATGGTATTCAATCCAAGAAGCAGCTGATAAGTTAGGGATTAGTCATACCTCTGTTTCAAGGTATATACAAACTTATCCAGAGTTTTTCAAAACACGATCGGTTGGACGAAAAAAATTGATATCTAATGAAGGGCTTCCGCTACTTGTGAAGATTAAGGAATTATATGCAGATGGAATACAAAAGGCTGAAATATTAGATCAGTTGCAAGGAAGCATCCCTGTATATCATGAAAATAGTGATGTTGAAGAAGTGGTGAATGATGCAAATATAGCTATGATAGAACCATTATTAAAGAATCTAGAAACAATGGTACAGCAGCAAAACAAGCTATACGAGCAAAATTCCTTGCTAGTTGAACAAGTACAAAAGGCTGACCAGCGAACGGAACTACTGCACGAACAATTGCAAAAATCAGATAAGCGGAACCAAGAATTACAGGATCAATTAACAAATTTAACTGATAAAATGAGCCGATTTTTAGAGACACAGGAAGCAGCTGCTACAACGGATAAACAGCCATGGTACAAGCGAATACTGAAATAAGGAGCAGCAGGAATCCCCTAGGGACGTCTTGTTGTTTTTCTTTCACCAATAGTGGTACACGATATTTATGGAGAATGGAGAGGAATATTTTGACCTGGGATGAAGCTATAAACGAATATCTGTTATATATGCAAGGAAACGGGCGCAAACTTTCTACCATGCGCCGTTATCGCTATGACTTAGTACAATTGGCTATATGGATTGAAAACAGTGAGGATGCATTGAATTTGCCGTTTTATCGCGACATAACAACGGAGCAATTTAATGATTACTGCAAGGTAGCAAAGCACATGCAGAGTCGCTCTGCTGCTTCACTAAAACGAATAATGAGTGTAATCATTAACTTTTTAGATTATCATAGTGTATTTTTAGATTCGGTAGATCGTGGCCGAGAAATTTTACTGACGTTAGATAACTTCGCTCCAGATAATGAAATTGAAAAATTACTACGCACTATGAATAATTTTGAAGGCTTAACCAATTACCAGATATCAGGACGGAAATTTATTATGAACAGAAATCTATTCCTGGTCCGCTTAATGATTTATTATGGTTTTTCTATTCATGATCTCACCACATTAACCATGCAAGATATTAATTTTGGACAAGGGACATTAATGCCTATATCTGCAGGTGGCATCAAAAGAGCCATCCCTTTAAATAATACAGATCGTCATTTACTCGTTGCTACCTACAAAGACATACCGGAATCCGTGCGACCGCGCCAAAATACAAATGATCCATTTTTCGTAACGTTTCACCATGCAACAAGTACGTTTCAGTGGGATTACAGTACGGAATCTCCAAAAAAACTAACGAAAATCGCCATTCAACGTATGTTCCAAAAAGAGATTAAGCGGGCAGATGTTCACCTCCTCTCCCCCACCACACTACGTAATCGCCACATATTGGATTCGCTGAGAACCGACGTTAGCGCTGCTGAAATAAAAGTTTTACTTGGAATGAAGAGTATTGAAGCGATGCACCGTTATATAATCTTTTTGCGCTCCTCCCCTCTTCCTAAAAATTTTTCTAAGATTTGGAGAGGTAATCAATAGATATGTCCAGAGAGACCCTGTAATATAAGGGTTTCTCTTTTTAAAAACAAAAAAGTAACACTAAGGTAACACTTTTTATTGAAAAGGTGTTACCTTAGTGTTACTATATTAATGAGACATAGATTTAAGGAGTGATAATTATGTTTTTAACAGCTTCTGTTGATGCTGGTAACGACGCATTAAAAGCCTATATTGGCGGATTAGAAGAAGAAAATAAGGTATACATCCCGAATGTAGTGAAGAAAATGGAGGATCGTCCTATTCTATCTTTAGGTGATGATCCACTATCAGAATTACATTTACGTATTACAAGTAGTGCAATAGACATTTCAGGTACCTATGCTGTTGGTACATTAGCAGTAAAAGAAAAAGATAGTTCGCACATTCCTGCAACTGTAATGAAAAGCGATTCAGATCAAACAGTAATCCTAATGCTTACTGCTCTTGCTTACTATGCAGCAAAGAATAGCAAAGCTAAAAAAGTAGATGTAGAATACTTACTTTCTTCAGGTCTACCAGTAGATGAAGTTAAAGCCGACCGACGAGCTGCTTTCAAAGAAAAGTTAATTGAAGGAACGCACGTTATCGAATTTAAAAAGACACCGTTATTAGAAGGTAAAACAGTAAACATTAAATTTCGTGATGCATTCATGAATGTTGAAGGATTCGCAGCAATGGTTAATTTAACTGTAGATGATAAATTACAAGCTATTAACGCTGATCTGAAGCAGAAAAATATTCTGTTAAATGATATGGGTGGTAATACTACTGATAAAGCTGTAATCCGTATGGGAAGAATCGATAATGAATATTCATCAGGTTCTCCACTTGGTATTGGTGAATACTTAGATGCTATTAGGAAAGAAATTTTCACTACATTCCGTGTAGACGTATTTAAATCACGTAGACAGCTTGTTGAAAACATGACTGCTGAAAAAGAAGCGTTTGTAATTAGACCACATGGAAAAGCTGAGTCATTCCAAGCAATTGCTGAAAAGCACTTAATGGAATTCGCAATGAGAGAATATGCTGATTTAGTTGATAAGTGGAAAGAAGTAGGAGATTTACACTGCATTTATAACGTGGGCGGTTCTGCTGCTATTGCAAAGCCTTTCTTAGAACAAATTAATAAAGAGAATAACCAATTTGAAATGTACTTCCTGGATACTGAAGAAAGTATCTGGAGCATTGCAAAAGCATATTACAAACTATTATTAATTATTGCTAAGCAAAAAGGACTAGACCTAGAAAAATAGGTGGTATACATGAAGAAAAATAACAATGTTGAACCTGGAAAAACATTCTCTGTTAAAGTTCCGGTTAACGCAGATCCGGTAACGTTAGACTTTTTAAATAGGGAACGTTCGATTTCACGAAACAAATTAGTTTATGGGATTGTTGATCGGGAAGCAAAGAAAGAGCAAGGTTCTGAAGTTACGCTACCTCTTAAATTAGATTTGAGTGAAGCAGAAAAAGAAAAATTATTAGAACCGGCTACGCTTAGATCAATTGAAGTGTTTATACAGACTCTAATAGGACAACAAAAAGAAATAAATACTGCTCCTACTGAATCAAAAGTAAATGAAGTAGAAGCAGCGGATATATCAGGATTTTTAGATTATCAATAAATTGAATATAGAAAAGGAACGCTCTTCCCAGCTTGGCGGCAATGAAAGAGCGTTCCCTACACATTATCTATGAAATGGAAGGATGATTTACCATGGCAAACACCCTATACAAAATCACAAATAATGAGCTTATTGTACCACAACGGAAAAGTAAAAGTGAATTTTTCGGAATGTTCCGTTCTTTTATCACCGAAAAATACAACGCAATTAATGAATGGTTTGGTATTGATGGAGCAAGCTCAGATCGCGTGTGGTTCTACGGAACGATTACTTTAGCTATATTCCTATTGTCATTCACTTATCTTGTCTCAGGCTTTGCATTCGGCTTTTAAGGCGTGGTGATTGATATGATAAACCATAAAGAACTTATGCAGGAAGCGTGGAATATGGCTAAAAGCGGTGCGGTTCGTTTTGGTGGAAAAGCTAAAGAATACTTATCCGCTTCTTTAAAAATCGTATGGGAGCAAGTTCGTAAAGTAATGAAGTTAAATTCCAAATTGATAGCAATGGAACAAATGCTAGATTCATTGCAATTTACTAGAAGAGAGTACGCAGCATACGTACATAATGTGCTGCTTCCTTTCGCCAAAGATGGCCAACCTATTACTAGAAAACTTCTAAATGCAATTTATAAAGTAATCGGCTTTAAAAACAGTATCGATTCTGGTACTAAATCAATCATTCGATACACAAAGCGTTACTCTTTAGAAACCTACTATTTACTAGCTGATATAAAACTACTACGAACTACTAAAAAAGCTACTAGATACGTAGTGGAAGTGAAAAATACTGCAGTCGCAGTACACTGGATCCCGAAAAGTATTCTAAACCAAAAGAAGGAAATCCCTAATTGGTTCATTAAAGAGAAAAAATTGTTTTTGATTTAATTTATGTGCATAGAAGTTGCTCACTAACAGATCAACTTCTATGCAACCCCTCTTTTTTATTTTTTGGGGTTATGTTAAGTTATTATTGTTAATAATATGTTTAAAGTGATGCCAGTCACTTTACGGAACGCTGGTGCCTTTCTGAACGTGTTTTGGGCTCAGACTTATCAGCGTCTCCATCTTTCTTTTGAGACTTGTACAATTTTGCAATTAAAATAATATTAACAGCAAACATTAACAGTTCAAATACAGTTCCAATATTTCCTGCTACAAAGTTATTAATTGAAGTTGTGTATGCTACAAATTCTTTTGGATGGAACCAAAGCGCATAACTGTGAAGTGGCGCTAATTTAACTAATATAAAATAAATAAATACAATGACTTCTGTGAAGTACTTTACTGCGAATTTAAAAATGTTCTTCATGTTGTATTCCTCCTAATGATATATTTTATTTGTGTTCAAGTTTCTTACTTTTTAACTACAATCAATAGCACCAACTCCTTTAAAATTAACGAATAGCTTACATTCAAATCTTGCAATTTTGATACAACTATTCTATCTATAATTATCATATATCTATTCAAAAAAATCTCTGTTTTAGGGGCCTACCATGTCGGATAGCTATTATTATGAGAACCTTCTTAGATTTTGCTGCAAAACTACAAATCTATCCTCCTTATATACCTTTTTGTAACTCTTTCTATCCCCCTTTCTTTAACATTTGTACTACTCCTTATTTTGTGCAATATTATTAATTTTGATACATAGCCACTATACTTATATATCTCTTATTTTTTTTATTTTGTGTGCAGGAATAATAAATCTCCCTCTATATTTGTTATGTACCAAACTACTAAATTCTTATTCCACCAATGTTAAAGTTAACTTGTTCTCACGCATCAAAATGAAGCTTTTGATTTTAGTCCCCCTCCTTCTTTATATACCAAAATACGAGAAAAAATCCTTGTTTTCTCACAAGGATTTTGCAGGCTCGTTAATAATATACTGTAAGCATAACGAGAGTTTTAGTAATTCTTTTAGAATAACTTTTTCCTACTTCCAATCGAACGTACATTCGTTTAAAATATATACAAATAACAAGAAGTGAGGGATTTGGTATGGAAAATTGGGGCGCACCGAAGATTCGCGGTAGAGGTATGGTTAAGTGGCTTCCGTTTGCAAGTCTTACGGAGCAGTTCAAAGGAATCGATCGTATGTTAGAAGAACAATATAAGGTATCCAAACCTGCTATTACTGATGATACAATAGAGCGAATAGAACGAGCTTTAAATGAGTCTCTACAATGTAATAAAGAAATCAACATTGAATACTATCGAAACGGATACTTACACGAACAATACATAACGGTAACAGGTATAGATATCCATAGTAGAACTGTATATTGTACAGATGCTTATAAATTAAATACCAAATTTAAGATAGATGAATTTACAGATGTAAAATAAAATATGTTTAAACAATCAGTTGTCGTAGAGGAGTGTATAAAATGCCAGGTAATCAAACAAGAAAAAATGGAGCAGGAGCAGTTATTCATGATGATATAAACAATCATGCTTACTTGAATATTCCTATGATTATTGATGAACAGCATGGACAAGTATATGAAGTTTTAAGTGTTGGTTTTCATGCTAAAGAAGCGATAGCAATGGTAACAACGGATGGTTTCTCTACAACTAGAGCGAATACACCAATCGTAACCATTAAAAATGATGATGGAAGTGTCCAGGCATACCGACTACCCTTAGAATTAGAATATTGGGTATTTTCTTGTATGCGTGCTGCTTCAACAGGTGAAAATCCATTTCCATGTAAAGTTGCTTTCGGAATACTAGACACTAAATTTTATGTTGAAATCAAATAAAAAAGGAGCAATTATTTTGCTCCTTCTTCTTCATACGGTCGATACTTGCCCCTTAGTGCTTTTAGCTCCTGGTGCATCTGTTCCACGTCAGACCGTAGGAACAGATTAGGTGATTTAGTACCTTTTGCTTTTTTGATGGGTGTTAATCTGCCATCTGACACCAATTTATTAAAGCGTTGACGTGAAAATCCCATTATCTCACTAGCTTCAGTAACTGTTAAAACGTCATTCTCCATAAACTTCATCAATTCATCTTTACTATTAAAATGATACGTTGCCATACTTTCACCTGCTTTTTAGGTTTGGCAATCATCTCAAACGGATGATTGCCAATAGTGTAAATAAAGTTACGATAATCGCTGCTGCAATTGTTATTGTGTTTCCGATCCAACTTAATACGGAGTTAATAATAATCATGCTTACTAGTAATAAGATTATTTTGGATGTTTTTGTCATTTTCATCCATGAAAGAGTTTGTGTTATAATTTAGATGACCAACTGGTGCTGTAACACCAGTCAGTCGCTTTTCTTACTGGTCTTCGTTATCATCTTTCTTATCTTTTTTTGTCATTCGGTAGATGCCATAAGATAATGTGATGATTTCGAGGACTGTCTTTATGTTTTCCAACCACTCTTTCATGTTGTCACCTCCTTTACATTTATAATTTTACCATATCTGTTGCTAGTTAGCAACAGATATGGTAAAAAAATTACTAGAAAAACTACTTTTTATTTCTATATTTTCAATACCTAACTTTCTATTAAACAATTGTTAGAGATAATTTGTTATTCCGTCCTAACACAATAAAATCCCTTTTAAGCATTGATATATAAGTAAAAATTCATCTTTCCAATCAATCATTTTCATCCCAACTTTAGCGTACAAGTTACACTATCTAAAATACATATAATTCCTTACTTTATTTTTGTTAGGACGTCCTAACAAAAATAAAGTAATATAAGCCGCCTAGAAGACGGCTTATATTTTTGTTCATAAAACTATTATTTTATTAAGCTTACACTTGATATACTTCGCAGTACCATCCTTTATAATCTCTAAAATACCATGTGATAGCGCCTAATTTATTACGGTCGTCAACAGGTTCACATTGCAGATAGAAAATACCATCTGCTTCATAAACTAAGTTACCCTTCACTTTGAATTCAGCAAGTTTATCCATAATTTCTTGAGCTAAATTAACTCCTAATCCGCCTGATTTCATTGTCCATTTCATATTATTACCTCCACCGTTATATGCATTTTGTACTCTTTCAATGAAGCTATTCCATCGCCCTTCATCAAGCATACGATGAGGACAATACTTTCCACTCCATGATTGGTGTGTGCGAACTTTACTAATTGGAATATTGTACTGTTTCATTAATTGTGCTACAACGATAGCTGCATTATCTTCTGCTTTATAATATCGATCTCCACCGCTTAAAGAGTAGCAAATTTCAACTCCGATAGATTTACGATTACCATTTCCGCCACCGTCACCACAATGCCAAGCGTTACGTTCTAAAGGAATACCTTGTACAGCTTCTTTATCATCTACTGCAATATGAAACGAGACTTGATTATCATTACGAATCATATAAGATACTTCGTTTTCTGCTGTAGCATCGTTGTACGTATTGTGAACTGTAATGAATTCTGGATTCATTGTATATGGGCACTTTGTACCATATTTACTTGGGTCAACTAATTTTTTTCTGATTTCCATTATTGAACATCTCCTTTTAGTGTAAGTCATTTTTTTTCAATACATCTTTTTGCTGTAATCCTTTGTTGCTCAAATAGTTGTTTTTCCACGCCATATACAAAGTGAATGCTCCTGTAATCACGGCTACTAAATCGTTTGTCATTTTGTCATCAATCGTTTGGTATCCCACAAGATTTAAAACACTATTAATTACAGCAATTACTAATACGACGTATCGACTAATTGAAGCTGCATCAAAATTCTTCATACTCTCACCTCCTCTCAATAAAAAAAGTGACCGTATATACGATCACTTCCCTGCGAATTTAAAAAGAGCCATTATCCCACCAGTGATAATAGCTCCGACTACTGTAGTACCAATCCAAAACACTAACTTATCTAATCGATCAATCCTTAAATGAGCGCTTTTCGCTGACTGCTGCGCTTCAATTGCAACATCCTTAACATTACCAAGTGTATCCAGCTTGGTTTCTACTCTGGTTAATCCGACTAATAATTCTTTGAAGTCATCATGTTTTTGTTCTGGCATTTATTCAACCTCCTTTTCAAAATAAAAAAGACCAGCTATTGCTGCTCCTGCTCTGTTTGTGTGTTATTTTCATTAGTTGGTGTTGTCGGTTCTTGAGATGGATCATTCCCTGTAAGTGATGTATAACACTCTAAACAAAGTTTCTTTTTCCCAAAATTCGTTTCTAATTCATACAAACGCGCGCCACGTTTACATATTTCGCATCTTGTTGCAATACGGAAATATATCGTTCCATCCGTTTCCCCCCACACCTCTACTTTATTCGCACCATATAACCCGGCATTGTTTAGCATATCAAAAGGAATTCGCACAAATACTCCGTTTTCGTTTCTTTCTGAATCTACTAACCTACCAGCAAACGGAGCACCTTGCCCCGCTTGTAAGGGATAACCTTGTAAATCCTTGTAATCATCCATATATTTTCCTCCTAAACGTTAGGTAGCTTGTACCATTGTCCTCCCATTCCCATAAAATAAAACCCATAGCCTTGACCGCCATCAAAGAAACGAATGGATCCAGCTTGGCCCATTTTATTACGCCCTAAATTTATTCCCTGCGTTAGAATAGGTTGATTTACGAATACATCCTTTTCAGTACTTATATCAAAGGTCTGCCCATGAGCAGCTGGTCCTATGTTGTTATTTACGCTGCCTATAGCAATTTGATTAAACGGTTGAAGACCATCGGCTCTTTCTGCTGCTGCTCGATCCCAGTTATACATGCAAGCATAGTTACCACTAACCAATGTTATCCCTGAAACACAAACAGCTTTACCAGCAGAAACTTGCGCATTTGCAGCTGTAACTTTAATTACAATCATATGTTCTTGTGGATTGTAATTGTTAGGAACGGTAAATGTGAAATTATACCTTCTAATTTCACCATAAAATGTAGATGGTTCTGGAAAATCTTTATATATTTCGTGCCAAATTTTATAACTCACTTCATCCAATGGTGTAACAAAGCATACCTGCAATCGTGGTTTTGCCGTTACACGTACACCATTAATCTGTGCGGTTCTATAATGTGCTGACAATGTATACGAGTTTCCTGGATGAATCCCGTTTTGAACCTTTGTTTCTGGATAATTATACGTGTCGACACGGACTGCATTTACCATTTGTTCATAGTTAAATATAAAAGTGTTATTTTCTATCACTACACCGTTTCCTTGTACTTTCCAAGGTAGACCGTATCCAGCACCAAACCCCTGATAATTGGGGTTACCTATGTTCAATTTTGGAACACTAGAAAAATCATGATCGGCTATTAAATTTCGTTTTGGCATAACGGTTGTTTTCGTTCCCCATTCATCTTCAAAAAGGAAGTCTAACATTTTAATAGTAACGCCGTTTTTATCGATGGTAATTTTATCACCATTAACTTTGATGATATTCGTATCAATACCCTTTGCAGTTAACCATTTCACCATTGTATCGGCATTAATGGCTACCTTTGAAACATCAATTTCTAATTTTTCCGTTGAGAAGTTAATAGCTGCGATGATATTCCCTTTTTTAACTTCTGCAAGGATTCCTTCATCAAGAACCTTAAGTTTAGAACCCGTTTCTTTTACATAAGCGGCGTAAGTCTCATTAATAAATTTTTCTTGTTTCTTCGATGTTATTTCGACGCCTTCTGCAGTAGCACTAATACCTCTTTCTAATTCTGTAACTTTTTTATTGTAAGGTTCAGTTGCTATCTTATCGGCCAATTCTTCCATGATTTTATCTTTATCTACAATATCAACAGGGTTCTCCATAAATGAAGAAGGTTTATCACCAATTTGTAGCATGGGTTGTGCGATCCATAGACGACCATTTTTACGAACCCAAAACAGCACTTTAACTTTTTTTGTACCTTCGATTAATAGGCCTGCCACATGTGTACGAATCCACGTTCCTTGTGAAATAGTTATTTCTTGCAAGTAACTTTTAATCATTTTATTGTTTACATCGTAACATTGGAGCTCGATAGCAGCTCCGGCATCTATACTAGCTTTGTTATCTGTATAGAAGTAAGCAGAGAAAACATAATTCCATCCAGGCCCAGCGTTTATATAGTCGTGCGATGCTCCTTTATACAAATTGCTCGCATTACCTGTAGTAATAACACTAAGTGAATTGCACCCCTTATAAGTGACTTGTGTATCTCTTGCTGCGTTTGAAGTTAACTGCCAATATTTCGTGTCGTTCTTCCACAAGACATTGCGTAAAACCGTTTGGTTACCAATTCCACCAACATAATCTTCAACATCTTTCATTTTTAATTGCAATTCCAATGCTTTACTATGTTGTTCTATCTTTGAAGTAGCCTCACTAATCGTCTTTCCTTGCGCAGTTTGTGTTTCCTGTAATTTCTTAACACTTGTAGTTGTTCCTTCTGCATTCTTTTCTACAGTGTTAACACGTTCATCAAAAGAAGTTTGTGTTTTTTCTACCGTTTTAATACTTTCTTTAATTCCATTCACACTTTGCTCTAACTCATATGTTGACTTGCTGAAGTCTGTTGGAACAGAACCTTTTTCTAGTTTAGCTTTCTTAAAACGAAATTTCTTACCCTTTGAATTTTCATTTCTTTCAAATCTTAATCGCAATCCCCATCCAGTTGCTCGTGCATCAATCTTGAATGTAAATGATCTCCTAGACCAATTAGCGACAGGGAATCTATTGTACAAGTTTTCTGTCCACACTCCATTAATAAATTGGAATACAATTAGATCAATTGGAACGTCGTTTTGCATATCGATACTGAATGTCATATCTTTCGCTTTTTCAAAGTCTCCCATTTTAGTATTATCTAAATGGAATTGATAGAAAGAGTCGGTATGATCTGTACATTCTACGATTATGTAATCCTCAGAGAACGCTTGACCAGCCTTGTTGACTTGTGCACCCCCAGACATTCCAATTGTTTGCGGCTTTTCGTTTGGCCCTGTATGGATTAGCCAGTTTTCAACGCCTACAGTACGAGCCTCAACCTGCTCTAACTTTGTCGAGATTTTCCCAGCTTCTGCTTTAATTTCAGTTGTAACTTTTATAAATTCGTTACTGTCTGCCTGGTCCTCAGGTGCAGGTCTCCACGGATAAACTTTTTTAGTTAGCGATAGCATAGGTGACGTTTGTTGGTATAAAGCACCTTTAGGTATTGATTCAGCTTCGAATCTATATACAACATTTGGATCAGTGGCATCAGAGCCGACCAGAATTGTTATCGAAACTCTTTTCCATTCTCCATTAACTGTTGTTCTACCAGCACCGTTAGGAAAGAATACTTGTGTAGATTCTCCACCTATCATTCTAGCTGTTACAGAAAATGTTACAGTGTCACCAATTTTTATTTTCCCTCGCTTAATTAATTCACTTGGTTTAACGGCGATACCTTGCCATTCTGTATCTGTTTGCGCGATAGCATTTCCATTGTACGTGTCTTTGATGACAGAAAGGCGCCCACCTTTTAAAGATAACTCTTCGTTAGTTGTTAACGTCTTAGTTCCTCTTACAAGGTTGATAACATCACCATCAAGGTTATTTACATTCTTTTCGATTCTTTCGATGGTTTGCTTTGTTCCATTTGCATCTTGTTCTACTTGATTTAACTTTTGGATTGTTTGCGATGACGTTTTGTTGATTTGCTCAATTGAACTGGATATACCGTTAATATTTTGTTCTGTTTTTACTACACGATCTGTAATACCGTTTTGATCTTTTTTGATATCGGATACAGTACTTTGTAGCCCTTCAACGCCTTTTGTAGTCTCAATGATCGTTTTGTTCATATCTTCTTGAGTACCTTGTATACGTGTGAGAGTTTCTTTAGTTGCCTCGTCACTTTCTTCAAGCGTCTTAGTTACCTGACTGACTCTTTCTTGTTCCCCTTTAACAGCATTGAAGTCTTTTTGTAGATTGTCCGCTTTCGTTTCAGCTTCTTTAACCCTAGCATCTAGCTTTTCTGCACTAGCATTAATCTCTTTTGTCACCTGCTCCAACGTATCTTTCTTAATTGCTTCCACATCAGGAATAAGGAGCTCCCAATCTTTACCGTTCCACACTTTTAAAATACCAGGTTTACCATTGCTAATATCTCGCCATAACGTTTTACCTACTATAAGATTATCGGTCGGTGGATTTTTAGCTTCAATAATATTTACCGTATTATTTTTTAGATTTTCCTGGACCTTTTCAGCAAGTTCCTTGGCTGTTTGAGATTCTTTTTGAGCTTGTTCAGCTGTCCCTTTCGCTTCTTCTGCTAACTTTTCTAGTTGTTCTAATAGTTCTTTATTGGCTTTATTACCTAAAGAAGCAAGTACTCTATTATACAATTTCCGCATTTCTTCATTCGGATCAGTAATTTCACGATAGTCGCCAAACACATATTTATCTTGTGAAGGGTCTGTAAATGACTCATCTCCAGCGATTGCCCGTGCTTCTAAATAAAGTTTCGGTGTAAATCCAGTATCTTTAATTCGAATTGTATCTCCTTCATTAATTAGCTCATGAGATAGTCCAAATACACGCCCTATAGCTGCTGCTTCTACATCGTAAACAACAGAAGTATTAACGCGTTTAGCGAACTCTGTTTTCATAAGAGTCATGAGCCGCTTTGGTGTCATATTTTGTTCTTCTGTTTCTGGAGTGTAGAAGCCAAATTTATGTTTACCATTCTCGTTCCAGCGTTGATAGGCATCGCTATCAGTAATATAAGGTAAACCATCATTAATGCTTTCAACTGTAATAATGGTACCCCCTTCGCCCTGGACGAATCCGACTAAGGCAGTACAAACATCCCTAGAATGCTCAATACGTTTAACACCAACTAAATCCTTCCCTAAAGTTACTTCCTTGCCTATGTCTCTACCGCGTTTTTTCACCATATCCACGTACCAGCCAACAATCTGTGAACCGACTACTTCTACACGGTATTGAATCTCTAAATCGAATAAAGAAGCTATTTTCTTTAAAAAGGTAAGAGGATCTATAATGGTATCGATGGTCATTGTATGGAAACCAGCATACTCTGTTCTGCCACGTTTCCACTTCGTACCTACAAGAGCCATATCCATAAACTGATTTACTGTTTTACCTTCTATACGTTGTGGCAGGATATAACCGTCTTTTGCAATTTGAACCCAAGCACCGGAAGCACGTACAGTAAGTGATCTATCTCTTGAATCCTTTTCAGCTTCATTATTTATAACGTAAGGAACAATCCGTCCATCACGCACTTCTTTTAATACTAAATTTTGCTGCATGAGTGCAGCTGCATGTTCCGTATTATCAAACACTTTAAACTCTAATGTATCAACATTATCTTTTATTTCCCAATGACGAATATCACTCCAATAATCTTTCGGTTGTATAGTGGCCACAATTTGATCTGTTTGAAAATCAATAATATGAAGGATACCACTAGGTGTTCTCATTTGAATCGCTCCCTATAAATCACTTTAGCTGTCCCCACATCGGAAGGCATAATTTCAAGTTTGTTTGAGCCTTCGCTAACAACTGGATAATCACTGAATATATCTTTTAAATTAATAGCTTTTTTACCATTGATTGATACAAGACTTCGCTCAGTATCGATAACCACCTTATCTCCAACATCAAAAATATAAGGAGGATTATCTTGTGTATTCATATTGACTTTCCAAATTTTCAAATCATCAATGCTCATGTCTGTACAGAACATATTATCCGAAAATTGACAAATGCTAATTTGAACTTGTGCTACTTTGTCCATGTTCACGTTGTTTTCGTCTTCCCACACGACAAAGCGTTCCGAATCATCCTTTTCGGTATTCCATAAAAACTTAGAAATATAAGCTTCCCACCTATTACCGGTACGAGCTAACCATAATCGTCCGCGATATTGATTCCATGTAGTAGGATGGTCTCCTGGTTCATTTATAAGTACTCGCTCACCGGCTGGTTTCTTTTTGTTGCCCAGCTTAGCGAACCCTGTATTTTGTTCAGCTTGCCAATGGACATCATTCATAGAAATACGAGCTACATAGTCGCTGTTTTCATCCAATAAACCTATTTCAACGCGTCCCATTTGATCCGGATGCGAGCTTCTTACCCCAACATAAGCCTGCATAATAAAATCCTGTAATGGTCCTTGCGGGATATTCTTTTTAGCTATGCAACCATGCCAACCTTTTATGTTTGTTTCACCTAAATAAACTGGAACTAGACGTGACCCTGCATCCACTTTGAATGCTCCGCCCCCTATCATATCTTCTGCATTCGGAACATTCGTCCAACCTACAGTTGTAGACATTTCATCCCACATAACACGTTGGTTTCTTTCAACAGGTACCTGATCCATTCTAAGTGGCCATCCAATACGAAAATAATTCCGCTCTTTTAGTTTTTCAGCTTCAAACCATACATCAAGAAAAGTAGAAGGTTTTGCTACTTTAATTTCAATAATTGGATTAGATTTCACGCTACCTTTGTTTTGAATATTTGTAGATAGCCCACGCTCATCTGCTTGGAATTCCACTGTTTGAGTAGGTCCTAATTTATACGGCATTGTACAAATAAATGTAACTACACCTTTTCCACGATTCACTAATTCTTCTGCGTCAAACGATCCATCTATTAGGGCTAAATACGTGCGATCTGGTTCGTCATCAAAAATCAACTCACATTCCTGTTCTGTAATTAACCAATCCGCTAAATCTTCTTTGACCTTCTGTAAATCAGCAATATCTTGTGCTTTAACAATAAGAGGCACGTCAATTTGACGCGCCTCTACTTCTGTGCTTAATAGCCTTGCTCCTGGATATCCTTGCGTATATAAGAAATTACGTTTAATAGGTGCCCAAGCAGGTCTTTTACGACCTCTAGGCATTAAAATGTAGCTTCTTCTTTGATTATTAAATGTAAAACTTTGATATTCCCCCATGAGCACCCTCCTTAAAATTGATCTCTAATTTCTTTATTTCTTCTTTGTATTTTTGTTGTATAAGGCTCTGTTATTTTTGCAACTTCTTGACCGTCCATTAAAGATGTAAGGTTAACTGTCAAATTAATTTCTCTATCATTAGAAACAGTAGGTTGTGCTGCTGTAATTATATGATTTAGATTCGGCATATCTGCTGATAAAGCAGGAACTTTGTGATCTAGCTTATATAAAAACTTATCAGAAAGATTCATTTGTGCCTTATTCAATGTCTTCTTTATATTTTCTGTAGCAACATCTAAATTGATATCACCACTAAGATTCTGATCCAAAATATCTTTTACATTATCCATTGCGTTGGTAAGCTTATTTTCAAACGTTTGAAAATGCGTTATAACTTTATCAGTCATACTGGATACATTATTTACAAAAGGTGCAGCAAAGGTGGTTCCATCGGCATCATCTGTAAAGCGATCTAACATAGAAAATGCAGATTGAGCTAGGTTACGCGATGCAGTTACAACAGTTCTTGTGGACTCTCCAATACCTGCTGCAAATCCTGTACCAAAATGAAAACCTATCTCACGTTTAACCTTACGAGATGGAGAACGTACTTCTAACCACCTTCTCGCTGCCTCAAAAGCAGTTGAAGCTAGAGCTTCTCCGGCACTTTGTGCAAGACTTTTACCACTACGGATACCACTAGAAAAACCAGATGCGAAGTGAGAACCTAAACTTTGTGTATCAGAACTCTTCAAGCCGCGTTCCCCTGCTGACGCAACATCACTACCTGCGTTTTGTGCTGTACCACGTGTAGACCTTAATCCACCAGCAAAATCATTACCGCCTTTTAAACCTAATGGATCACCATTAATAGTACCGAAACCTTGCTCAGCTGCTCCAGCATTGCCTTGTGCAGTACCTCTAGCAAATTCTTTTTGGGAACGAATACCAGAAGCAAAATCAACGCCGCCTTTATTTCCTGAAGGCTGACCATTAATAGTATTAAAACCTTCATGAGCAGCAGCAACGCTATCTAAAGCACTACCTTTAATGAATCCCCGTTTAGACATAATTCCGTCGCCTAATTCTTGCCCAGCTTTATTTCCTCCGCCACCATCAGTGGTACTTCCTATAATAGACTCAACCGCATTCTTTTTATTGGTAGCAGCTATTTCAGGAGAAGTATTACCAGCAATACCGTTTGCCTGCGTTTGACTCGTGTCTGATCCGACCTGAGTTAAATCTAACTTAGCTCCATTTTTAATTAATTCTGCAATGGCTTTCGCTGCAAGTTCAGCATTAATAGAGCCATCTTGCATACCTTGGACAAGAGTTTGTACATTAAACTGGCCAGACTCACCTAAATCCACCTGAACATTACTTTTGATATCTAGCCCCATAGTTTGGGCTACTTGTGGCAGCGTTAATGCTCCTATTTGCATTCCATTAATCAGGGTTTGAATATTGTTCTGCCCCTCTTGTGTCGCATCAACATTCATTCCGTTTTTAACGGTCTGTTGGAAGAATTGGAATACAGTATCAAAAGATAATGTTCCGTTTTGAAGCCCAGTAATCCAAGAATCCATGCTCATCTTACCGTATATCCCTAAATCAATAACGGTATCACTTTGCATGTTTCTACTTAAAAACTCCCTAACTTCACCGGTATCTTTTGTTTTAATTCCTTCAATCCATTTCTGCATTGATTCAATACCGCTTTGTGAAAGGTCTACTTTGTAAACATCTTTTAATTTATTAGCATTTGCAGTTGCTACAGCCGTACTATCAATTTCGCCTTTTTTTATTTTTTCAAGGAAAGTATCTATTGTAAATTGGCCTGCAGGTCCTAAATCGATTTTCATTTTCCCATCAATTTCTCTTGCCATTGATTCGGCTAAAAGTCGAGACGATTCAGTTCCTTTCTGCAACTCTCCAACATACATTCCTATACTTTCAATTTTTGATTTACCATATTGTAATTCAAATGCTAATAATTTATCTTTGTGATCCTTTTCTGCCTTTTCCTGTTCTTTATAAAAACGCTGTGATACTTCCTCATAAGTCTCATGTCCGAAAAGATAGGCTTTTGTTTTCTCTTGCCAACCTTTCTTTTCAGCTTCTATCTTATTAGCGTTGGCAAATACAAGAGCTGCATCTTCTGCTTTTAAATGACCCTCTAACACCTTAAAAGCGTCACCACGTATAGTTCGTAAATCATCAACATGCTTCGCTTCATATAGTGCAATGGCATCTAATGTCGCTTTTCTTTCTTCCGGCTTAATTTCGCCTAATTTAAAAGCTTTCTCTACATTTTCACGCCAACCTTTTGTTTGCTTTTCTAAAGATTTCACACCATCATCGTAAACTTTAATGATGCTCTCAAATCGTTTTCTACCTGCATCTACAGATAACATGCCACCAGACTCTATTTCTTTTGAAATAGATGTGATTTCTTTCGCTTTTGAGTAAAATTGTTGGACATTCTTATCAGCTACCTGTAAAGCTTGGTCAAACTTTTGAGCAAAGTCTTTTGGCATTTTCATTGTATCTCCGTGATACTTCTTAATGCCTTCCTCTAAAATCTTTTCAGCCTCCGTAGCTACTTCAATTTCTTTATTGATCGATTCAATAATGTTATTTTTGACCTGCTCTAAAGATTCTTTCGCTCCTTCTGGAACAGCGCCCATAAGTTGACTGAACATTTTGTTGAATTGACTTTTCTTACCTTCTAATTCTTTAACAACTTCATTAGTCATACGTTGAAAAGCTTTAATCGTTTCATCAGCAGCTTTATTTGCTTCTTCACCTGTTTTCAATTGCAAATCAATCATACTATTAATTGCTTTATCTTTAAGATCTATGTAAGCTCCTGCAGCTTTCCGCGTACCTTCACTTACAGTTCCACCAAATTTCTCATAATCTGAGGTTGCTTGTTTGGAATCATTAGAGAATTTCAATACAGCTGCTCCCAATAAACCTATTCCCAGGACTGCGCCTGTAATAGCTAAAGCTACTGGGTTTGCTAACAATGCTCCTAATGCTAATGATAGTATCCCTACTGCACCTGCTACTCCCATTAATGCAACAACTAATAGGCCTGTACCAGCAATTGTTTCTTGAGTAGACTTATCTAGATTATTGAACCAATCTACAAGCCCCTGAAAGGCAGATACGATCATTCTAACTGTAGGTAATAATGCATCACCTATCGTTTTCTTTAATGTGTCGTACGCACCAGACAGCTCCTCTATTTGCCCTTTAGTGGTCTCCATTTTTGTATTAGCAACGTCTAATGCTGTTACTTTAGACATTTCACCATACATGTTTTTAATTCCGTCTGCGCCCTCTTTGTATAAGATATTCGCAGCACGGATAGCATCTGATCCAAATAAAGTGTACAGATATGACTGCCTTTGCTCAGCTGTGAGTCCTTGCATTGCCATTTGTACTACTTCTGCAATATCAGCCATTCCTTTTAAATTTCCATTTGCATCAAAGAATGCATTGTGCATGATTCCAGTGCTAAATGTTAACTTTTTGAATGCTTCTTCCGCTTTGGATGACCCTACTTTAACCTTAGCTTGTTTAGCTGCATATTCTTCTAAGGAAACTAAAATATCTTGATACGAATTAGAAGCAGGTTTGACACCTTTTTCGCTTAAATATTGCATCGCTTTTCCAGTGTCGAATGAGATTAGTCCTAATTCACTAAATAATTCATACGCTTCCTTAGATTTAGGAATTAAGTTAGCTAGCATTGTTTTTAAAGATGTACCTGCATCCGATCCGCGAAGCCCGTTTTGGGCAAATAATGCTAGGGCAGTAGTTGTATCCTTAAAACTCAAACCGACTCCAGATGCTACTGCAGAAACCATTGATAATCCGTATTGCATTTCTTTTACATTAGTTGCCGATGCATTTGCAGCACCAGCTAAGAGATTGGCCGCATCGGTTACTGATAGATTATCAGCCCTAAACGCATTAAGAGCAGTCGAAGCAATTTGAGCAGCATCTCCTAAATCTAATTCCCCAGCAGTTGCCAGGTTGAGCGCACCTTCTAAACCGCCGTTTATAATATCAGTTAAAGAAACACCGGCTTTTATTAATTCTTCAATGCCTTTTCCTGCTTCAACAGACGAATACTTTGTATCCTCACCGTATTTAACTGCTAATTTAGATAGTTCATCCATTGTATCTGCCGTAGCACCTGATACGGCCTTGATATTTGCCATCTGTTGTTCGAAATTCATCGATTCTTCAACTGCTGATTTTAAGAACCTGCCTAATCCATATGTTGCAGTCCCAAACGTTGTAGTCATGGTCATGCCGAAGTTTTGCATTCTTTGGCCCATATTCTCCATACCATTAGTGAACCGGCCTATCATACTGGTTTGTTGGTTTAACTGCGTTTGAGCATTTGTCATACTCTGATCTAATCTATTAATTTCAGTTGTCGTACGATGAATCTGTTCGGCATATCGTTGCGTTGATTGAGCATTTTCTCCTTCTGCAGAAGCAGCGGCTCGATGCTTTTCGCGTAATTGTTCTAATTTTATCCGGTACTGATCCGTTAAATTGCGCATAATTTCCATTCTGCCGCGCAATTGTTCTGTACTATTAGAAAATCCACCCATACCCGTAGAAGCCGATTGGAGTTGTGCTGTTAAAACGCGAATTTTACCGTCTAATTCGTTAAATGCCGCTCCGGATTGTTTTGCTTTTCCGCTCGTGTTATTCAAAGCGTTCTGCATCTGCTGTAATTGTTGCGTTAGGCTATTTGGAATTAACTGCCCTTTGCTAGAATTAGATATGCTATTAAATACAGACGTAGCTTTCGTTTCCAGTTGATTCAACTGTTGAATTATAGATGCAGTTTGCTGTTGCATTTTACTAGATAATGCTTTTAAGGGATCTGAATTCCTTGCTGTTTGTTCTAAACGTTTGAGTCCGTTTTCAACAAAACGGAAAAAAGATTCATAATCCCTTCTTGCTTGTGAAGAATCCGATTGAATCTGTATGGTTGTTTTTCCTACATTACTCAAATGATTTCCTCCTTCCCTCCAATATAAAAAGGCTAAAACCTAAGGCGATTCAGATTCGCCTTTCGGTTTTAGCCACCATTGCGTTTTATCGTATTGATTCTGTTGTTGTTGAACTTCAACTTGTTCTAATTGGTGAAGTTCGGATTGCTCAATCGCTTCTTCAAGAGTAGGAGGAAGAATCGTATTTGTATTTTGTCCGTCACCAAACAACTTATCTATTATTATTAAAAGCCCCTGTACCTGCCCATTTACGCTTTGAACATGATTGCTATACCTTTCGTATGCAAGCTGTTCACACTTACGCCTAAGCCATGATAATGAGCGTTTCAAGACATATTCCTCACTATATCCGTAGTAAGAAGATACAAGTTCAACCTGCTCAATTAATGATTCTATGAATTCTGTCCAGGTTGATCCTGTATTTCCACTTGTTGTACTGGAAACATTTGATTCAGCAGAGTTGTGAAGTCCGGAAGTTCCTTCTTGAACATCGTCTTCACTAGCTTCTGAATTTTTGAATAAAGCTTTCCCAGATCTGTGTTCTCCGCATATCCGATGAAAATATCTAAAGTTTCGTCAGGAGAAAATTTTAAAGCCTCTTGCGGTGTAATACCTAATAAGATTGCTTGAATCGCTACAATCTTCTCATCTTCCAGTGAAGAAAGAATTGTAGCAGCTTTTGCCCAGGTACTTATATCGTTTTGGATCATTGTACTGCGAATATTCTCCCACATACTAAACCCTTCTACTCCAATATACGTAACAAGCTTAATGATTTTACCTGTAGTTAGTTTAGGTAATTTCATCTTTTGGCCACTATCTAAAGTGATTTCTCCGATATGTTTTTCAAGATCGATACCTTCTAAAATACTTTTCATATCTTTCATTTGTTCTTCCTCCTAATCTATTTCATAAGCTATTAAATTACTTGCTCAATTTCGTAGAACACATTTTCATTTGTTGGTACACCACTCTCAGCAAAAGCCTTAAATGCAAGAGGAATAGCGTATTTTTCTTTTCCTTTTGTAATTTCTTTAGATTCACCAGAAACTTTAACACGACGGAAAACAGCGACTGCTAGAGCACCTGTCTTTTCATTTCGTGTAATTAGAGCCGCAGAGAATAAAGGAGCTTCAGACACTGTACCAAACCCAATATATTTTGTTCCTAACGCCGTAATAGGTGTTACATCTGCTTCTGTATTAACAGCAGTAGAAATCCCTGTATCAATCGTTACAGAAGCTCCATTAACTGCAACAATCTTTTTAGTTTCTGTACCAATACGTAAATACCCACCTACTTTAAAATCTTGTCCTGCAGCTTCATCCAAAGTAATAATAGTAGCCCCAATCCCTAAATCTCCTTTTGTTTTAGCAGGGGTACCATACTTAGGAGCGTTTTGAAGAATTTGACCACCAATTAAAGCAAGTTGTCTATTTTCAATAGTATATTCCATTAATTGTGTAGCTAAATCATGCGTCCACTTTGTAATAGATGTTTCAACTGGTCCTTGGAACTGATCCACTTCAATCTCTTCTTCATCGTAGCTACGGCCAATCTTAATACCTTCTTTAGTAGCCCCTACATCTTTCCACCCTTCAGCTAAAACATACGTTGTAGGGTTAATGATTTCCTCAATTGTTGTAGGTAATTTTGTACCATATGCCGCCGTAACTAATCGACCTGCACCACCGATGATATTATTTGGATTAACTGTAAATAAATCTGCCATTATTTTGTTACCTCCTTAAAGTTCCATGTAGTTTCATGTAGAAGTAGTTCTGCTTCGTGTTCGGAAATATCCTCTCCTACAATCAATTCCTTATTTTTATGAATAATTAAATCCTCACGTAATAGAAAAGAAGCAGCCCCATTCCCTTTTGCTGGTCCTTCGCAAAGTAGAATACGCTGCTTCTTTTTCGTTGTATTTGTTTTTTCTGAATCGCCTACTGTTTCATCAGTAACTGCCTTCCGCGTCATAATACCCCTTCTTTCTATGATCCTAAGTGTTCTAAGTTCATATAACACCAGGCTTCTTCTTTATTGGATTCTCTATCAGTAAATGGTACAGGGTTACTTGTTCTTTCACACCAAATCACCTGTAAACCTTTTATATCCGAAATATACTTTTCTAATGTATTCATCGCTAATATGGCTAGATTCATCGCTACAATATCATCATCCCCTGATCTTGCAACCAACTGCAAACGAGTATATCCATTCCCGCCTGCTGGACGTATGCAAACAGATGGATATTCAGCATCTTCAGGGAATCTATTGCCATAGCATAGAATGTTATGATCCATTAGCAACTGGCAAATAGGTGGTATGGGATTCACATAGTTCATTTCTTATCACCTATTTTGTAATTATTTTTATAATTTCTTTTGAAGCAGTATCGTGCATATCAGTTTCCGCGTTATCCAAACCACGTGCGATAATGTTATATCTTCTTTCTACATGGTGTGCATAGTCTACTGCAGTTCCTGTTTCTAATTCCGTAGTATCACGTGTTTCTTTTAAAACATTCACTATATCACTATCAGAGGGCGATATTTTCCCTCTACCTGTTTTATTAACAGCAGGAAAGTCTGTTCTTTCACTAATAGAATTGATATACCTTGATGAATCAACGTGATCTTCATCTGCGGTTATCCTCTTCGCTTCATTTGCAAAAGGTTTCCTTGCTGCTTCCACCGCTGCTTTACGAGCTTGTTTTAACTGCGCTTCCATTATAGAAAGATTAAAAGAATTATGAGCTTGAATTTTTATCACTTCTGCCTCACCTTCTCTAACTCCAATTCATAATGATGCAACCTTTTACGCCCATATTTAGGTTTCTTTTCTGGAATGTCAAAAACACCAGACAATATTGTAATATCATCTAGTGTTTTAACATCCTTAACATAATTCGCTTCTGCTACATCTGCAGAAGGAAGAGTAAATAAAATATTCTGTTCGATGGTATCAACGCTTTTATCCGTCTTTACTACTTTTTTTCGAATAGTATCAAAGAAACAAGGAACATCAGGTATTTCAACATCTTCGTATTTATTACGATTGTATTCATCTTTACCCACCAACACGCCTTTTTTAATAAGTGTGCAGCGATGGATCAACATTCGTTTAAATGCCCTGGTACTCATAATTAAATACTCCTTAAACGCATACGCGCAGTTCCGTTGTTTTTCTTCTCTTTAATCCATTCAGAAAGTAAAGAATGGACATTCGGTTTAACGAATCCTGTACTTTGATACTGACCATTTCCCACCTTTTCAGATTGTCGTTGATACGAGTAATTTCCAATACGTTCTGATTGCATTTGCTCTAGCGCTGCCTCATCGGAATTAACCAGGGCATAATACTGAGCTAACTTTAAACATGCAATTTCAACAACTTCTGGAACTGCAGGGAACTTCTCTTTATCTTCAAAGTTAACTAATGTTAAAGTGAAAATCTCGTTTTGAGCTTCTACTATATCCATTAGAAGCAGCTCGGGATCACGTTCTTTAATATCATCAATACATGTATATTTAAGTAATCGTTCCGGAGTAATAATAGGCATATCTATCACTCCTGTTCTTTTTGTAGCTGTAGAATTAGTTCAATACGCTCTTTTTCATTCTTTGTTTCCTGGATAAAGTCCCCCGCTGCAAGAGAACGGATGATATCTTCTTGATCTGTTTTATTGAGTTTCTTTAACTCTGCTTCTGTATATTTTTCTCCAACAGAAAAGGAAGGTTTTTCTGTTACGTCACCTTCCCTCACTTCGAACATATGATTGCCACTTAGATAAGTGTATACAGCTTTATCTACCGATTGCTCTATACCATCTACAAAGTTATGACCCATAACACTATAAGTCTTTCCACCTACTAATTTAGCAAAATACAAGATTAATCACCTCATTCTTTTACATTGATGATTTTTGCTACTGCATCCTCTTCTTCAAACTTAGTATCTACTTTCGCCGTTAATACAATGATAAATTTACGTCCACGGATATCTTTATCCACTTCAATGCTGATTTGACGACTCATACCAAGTAAGATATTTTTCGGATGAGTTAGAATGATATCCGACACTACCTTTTCCTCACTAGTATACGGTTGCATCATCGCAATACCTTTGACTGGAACACCATATGCAGAAGGTAATCCACCGTTAATAGCTGCATCCCCTAAAGCAGTCTGGCGATTTGACATACTATCTAGATATTCAACCTCAATACCTTGTGATGTATAGAATCTCCAATCATTTTTATTACGAATATATTTTGCTGGTAATGCTTTGTATCCAGCTTTAAATACTTCTTTAGCAAAAGCACCACCGTTATGATCTACAATATGAGATTTAGATTGTTTACGCAGACCGTTTAATAAGGATAAGTATGGATCAGTTGAACCTGTGTCACCATTAATAATTAGTTCTTCTAAATCGAGGGCAGCACGTTCTGCGATCATCTGCATAATCGTTTCTTTAAGTTTACCTTTTTCAATGTTATTTTCTAATGTATCGTAAGTGATATTAATTTCAGCGATAACCTCTTTTGCTTCTAGCTTAACAGTACCTGTTGTTGGTACAGATAAATCTTTATCTGCTAACGGCGTTCCTTCTTCACCACGTCGTAAAATACGAGAACCGAACCCTAGTTTTTCGACTTTTCTAGAATCAGATTCCATTGGAACAAAGCGGGAATCTTTTAAAATAGTTGGAGCATTTTGTACCATACGTAGAAACGCATTAGCCTGCTCCGTATTTAATCTACCGCCTGTCGCTAAATCTGATAGTGACATAGCTGCTTTTTCAATAATAGCTGTATTTGATAATAAATTTGTCATTCCATGTTCCTCCTGAATTTTAATATATTAAAGTACGCCATCCCATAAAGAACCTGCTTTTTCAATAGGCTCTTCTTTCTTTTCCTCTTGTTTTGTAATACCTCGTGCAGCTTCTACTGTTCCTAGACGTTCTTCAATAGGTTTTAACGCTTTTGTAAGAGTTGCTGATACTGCTTTTACAATATCGTCCTTTGTTTCTGGTTCTTCTTCTTGATTCGCTTTCTCTAATGCATCTAAACGTTCATTAATTGGCGCTACAGCGTCCTGTACAGCTTTTGTGATATCTTCAATTTTCAATTCGTCGTCCTCCTTATCGCTTACGCGGTCAATAATATTTTGTAATGCTGCCTTTGCAGTTTCTATATCTGCCATAGTAGCAGCACTTACTTTCTTACCTGCTTTTTCAATTTCTTCTGTAAGAGTAGCAGCAGGTTTAATTTCTAAAGCTTTAGCAATCGCTACATCTCCACCATCTCGAATTTCTTGAATGATCTCTGAAAAATCTTCAATGGCGGTAAGTAAACGTTCAAAATCAACTGCTTCGTTTGTATAGTTATCCCATCTGGAACCCCAGTAAGCATTCTCTAAACTGTCCCAAGCAGCCCATACATTACGCTTTTGTTGATTCCTTACATAGTTATCTCTTACCTCGCCTTTTTCAATAACAGCTGAATTTTCGCCATTAAAAAAAGCCTTCATGTGATTCATGAAAGACTTAACGACACCTGTTTCCGATTTAGAAACTACTTCTTGCTCTTCTACTTCTGCAATTCCAGCCATACTATATCCGGTAATATCACCATTTTGTATTTGTTCCCAAACTTCATCAGTAGCTTTTGTAGCGATAACCCAAGACCCTTTTGTTATTGTTTGGCCATTAATTTCAAGATCATCGGGTGCAATATAACTTTCTACTAATTCGCCTGCACCTGATACAAAATCATGTTGCTTATCAATATCACGCGAATCTTTTAGAAATGCATGTGCAGCTTTTTCAATTTCTTCTGCCGTCATGAAATCTTGGTGCGCATCTTCAACACCTGGCTCATATACCACACCATACACAAGCTTTTTAGGATCATCTGCTTTAGTTAATAGCTGTATGTCCTTTTTGAATGTAGGTTTCTTTTCGGATTTCGTGAAGAAAAACTGTTTCTTATTTGCAGCTTTGTCTACATAAGAAACATGAGTAATTTTTGCGTTTTTAAGTTCTCGTACTGTCAATTTATTCACCTCCTTTCAAATATAGCCAGTTATTTAATTTATTACATTTATTCATATCTACATCCCCTTCTACATTGTTTCATAATAAAAAGTAGCAGTTCATTCTTTGTTCGTTATGTCTACTGATCTATTTAAAAAATCCTGTCGCAAGGATTCCTTATCTTTCTTACTCATACGAATAATCTCATCGTTAATAACTGGAACGGCTACACATTGGCAGTTCCTTCTTTCTTTCGGTGAAAGGTTGCCATCACGCGGATACATGCAAGTTTCTGAAGAACCTGCAATATGAAAGACTTCATCAACTGCCACGATTGTTCCACTCATTTGGATGTGGTTTTGTCTTGGGTGCTTTGTACCTGCAGTGTGTAACCATTTCTTCTTTTCTACAGCAGGGCTTTGTAAATAACTCTCCTGCTGTCCCATAGAAAACGCTGTTAGTATTTCATCTATTGCTACGTTGGCCGCTCTTCTTCTTTCAAATACCGATATTCCCTTAATTGCAATTAATACTGCTGCAATAGTTTTCCCCTCATTTGCAGCAGTTGTTATTTCTTTTTCTAATGCATTCGATGTTGTGTTGTTCATATATAAAGCAAGTTGTTTGCTCCATTCTGATATATCTTGTTCTGTACCTTCAGACATTTCTTCAAATAGAATATCTGGATCAACCGACTCCATAATAATTGTTGCTACGAGGGATACAACTGCAACGAACGTTTCATTAGTAAGGGATTCCATTTCTCCATTAAACTTATCATTTACAAAGAGATCGTCTACTAAATAAGAGAGCAGTTCTTCATTTACTATGTCATCCTTTTCGCCATAAGCTTTAATAGCATCAACATAGTATTTCTTCTGCTCTCTTAGTAATTTAGCTATTTTCTTTTCAAATTCATCTATAAAACCCTGTAACTCACTTGCTCCTGGTAAGTCTTCTGGTAGATCATCTGCTATATCTTCTGAGTTCTCTTTTAATATAAGATTAATCGATTTTAATAGCCGCTCTGTCGTGTTCAAAATACTAGAACCTCCCTATATTCCCTTTTCTTCTATATAGTCTTGAAGGTTTTTTAATACATCTAGTATCTCTTTATTCATTGATTTTTCAATTGGAACCTGGGTAGGTGCAGCAGTCTTATTTGTTCTTGTAATTAATTGAAACGGTTTATCATCTGCTCCTTCATAGAGTAAAGGTTCTAACTCCTTACCTAGAATTTCCCCTGCAAGATCACGTAAATCATTAGGAACAACACCGCCACCTGCAATAATAGGAGCGATTGCTCTCGCTTTTTCTGTTGGATCACTTGCTCGTGGACCTTTTAGACCTATAGAGACATAGTGCAATTCAAGAGATTGACAGAATGCCGTTGTTAACTTACCTGCTACAACATTACGTTGGGGCATAAACACTTGTTCTTCCGTTACTTGTTTAGCCGTTTCTGCAGTTGCCTTATTATAATCCTGCGACTCGCCAGTGTATAAAGGTGGTAATCGAAATGCAGAACGTAATTTGTCCCTGGTCTTTATATCGTATTCTAAGAACAAAGCATCTTGCTGTAGCATTTCTGCTAAGGATTTGATTTGCACCTTTACAGGTGTTACATCTTCTTCACCCTGTATATTTTTTTGATCTAGCCCTTCTGCTTCAAGCAAAAGGAATTTATGTGCATTGCCTACACCTTGTATATCCTTCATATACTCTTGGACTTGAGTAAAGGACTGTTCAGTCAATTGACCATTCTCAACGACGATAGCAGCAGGTACGTGTCGCCCTTGCTTAAAGTAGTAGAAGTTTAATTCTTCTGCTTTTCTAGCACCGTATAACGAGAGAATGTGCCCTAAATATCGTGGCTTACCATATGCACCAGGACCAATTTTAAAATGGATAACTTCATTCGCCTCATCTGCTCCATTATGCGTATCTGTAAAATCTCCGGTCGTACTATTCATAAAACGTGGATCACCATATTCTTTAAAAAATACTTTTTTCGTTCCACGTATTTGTACAAATCGCCGAAACATTTTAGGTACATTTGCAATAACGGGTTCATTATCCACCATCACTACATACTTAACTTCCACTGGATCAGTAAACGCAGTAACTCTTGTATCTTCACAGTCCATATAATTAATAGAGCAAGGTTCTCCCTTTCCATCTCGTAAAACTTCTAGATATCCATTCCCTGTTTTTTCTCGGTCTTCAAGGGACCATTTCACTAAAGTTTCAGGTATTTCATCGAAGCTAAGGTACTTCAAAAAGAATCGCAATCTTTCCCATTCCACATCAGCTTTTTTCTGAATTTCCGGCTTAGCAGCTCTATAGTCAATCGCATACTGCGGAGCTAGTCCAAAACAGGCAATATTAGTTGTGTATGCATCAATACACTGTTGCAGAATAGATGAGTACTCTGCAATCTCTTTTAACTCTTTTAAATTAAATGGCGGTTGTATAATGCCATCCGCTTGATACATACCCTCGAATGGATCTTTATATATTTGTTTAGTAGTAGCAGTAGCACCTTCTGCTTTAACAACCTGCACTTTCATTTTATTTGACATTGTTATCCCCCTCCTTTCACTTTCTCTGACGTTGTGGACGTTTTGTACGGTCACGTTTCTTCAAGTACAACGGAGCAAATGCCATCACAACCGCTTCTGCTCTATCCGGAGACTTTAATCCCCTATCCTTCATTGATTTCTTACTCTCAATTTGAATACGCCCATCACTTGTAATAGAATACCGACGAACTGACAACTGCGCTATTAAATCATCATCACTCGGTAATTGCACATAATCTAGGCAATTATCCCTAAAGTGGCCATACATTAAACTAACAATGCCAGCATAATCTGCATTCCCTTTAGATGCGAAGTTAATTGGTATCACATCGATTGGATAATCATTTTCTGCTACAACTTCTTTCAATCTATCGGTTACTCCGCCACCTACTCCAGTATCATCTATCCGTACTGGAATACGCTTTTCCATCTTCTCGCACCATTCAAAATACTTTTTAGCTTCTTTAATAATTAAGCCTGTAACATACATAGTATCTCTTTGATGGTGAATTTGTAGCGGTAGCACCTTCCAACCTCTTCTAGTTGCGATTACAGTTTCATCCGATCCGAAACGAGCTACGTCGCAAGAGATTTCTACTAATGCTGTATCCGGTATAATCTCTTTTACAACTGAATCTTCTGCATCCTCAATAATTTCAACCTTGTATGGTTCTCTTATCCGTGCTGCTTCAGCATTCTCTAATGGAATGAATGCATCTGCTTCCCCGCGAGGAAATTCACCTTCTACACGAACCCGGTATACATCTGAACCGTCACCATACTTCTTTTTGAGCATTTCAATATTTTCTTTGCTTGTCCTTGGTGAATCCATACTAGATACTTTGTGTGACTTATACATCGAACGATCTTTATTATGAGAATCAAAAAAGACCCCACTAGTTTTAGTCGGGTTACCACACATAAATAATTTATTTTCTGCACCAGAAAGAGTACCTAGTATTGCCTCCATAATATCATCCGCTATACCAGACGCTTCATCAGCAATGAATAGCATATAATCTTCATGGAAACCTTGCATATTTTCGGGACGTGTTGCTGTTTTGGCAGTAGCAAACCAACGATCTTCATAGCCTCTCATATATATCTTCGTTTTCGTCCATTTGAGAAGGTCTTTAATATGAGAAGAGTTCAACCATTTAGCTACTTCCGCCCATAGTACATCGTATAGCTGTTGTTTAGTTGGAGCAGTACAAATAATCTTCGGATAAGGCCTACAACATAGAAACCACAAAATTACCCAGGACTCCATTGCTGTTTTCCCTACCCCTTGTCCAGACCTAACTGAAACACGCGGATTATTTGCTATATCTCGCAATACTTCCTTTTGCCAATCATCCGGCTCCACTTCAAGAATATCTTCTACAAAAGCTACAGGATCATCAACATATATTTCAAGAAGCTCTGCAATAATAACCTCTAGCATTTCTTCATTTTCTGCTACGTTAGTAGGAATAGACATATGTTACACCACTTTTCCTCCTTTCCTTAGACAAAAGAAAATGCGTTATACCTAGTCTCTCGACTCCATATAACGCATTAAAGATTCAGCTATTCGTTCTTCGTCTGTAGGATGAAGAACTCCTTTTTTATTGAGTAGTTGCGATCTTTTCAAATACTCAAATTTAGAAACTCTTGCAGTCGATTTGAATTTCAAACCTGAACTCTGCCATTCAATAAGTTCTACGTCAAACTCATCATAAGCTCTCGCTTCATGTCTTGTTAGTTTAATAGCAATTACTTCTTCATCATCAACTTCAAATACAATCACAGATGGTCTTTCTGATGTACGGGTCTTGTCCTCTTCATAAGGATAATTAGCGTACCAAACTTCGTTAGCTGCACCCTTTAGCAAAACTACTACGCCTCAACTAGCACTTTTCTTTCTATAACTTTTCGCCGGGGATGTTCATCCTCTCGACACGGATCATTTAATTTGATTACTGTGTGACCATCACTATTACGAGTTGTATTTTCTTCTGCGATTCTTAAAAACTTTTCTTTATTTTTAGCTATTACGTCCGAGAATTTCATATTATTCTTCCCCTCTCGTTTTTCCATGCTCTTCACCCCAATCCGTTTAGGTATTTGGGCTAAGTATACGCCTGGCATTAGAAAATTATACCATCCTTAAAAGGATGTGCATATAATTTCTACATTATTTAAACAATATCCTCCTTTTTATTATTGCGTGTAATTTATATTACACGCTATAATGTAGATAACTCATAACATATCAATGCAGGTTTATCGATGGTACGTCTGCACTTATCTACCAAAAAATATTGCGTGTAATTAAAAGGAGTGTTTTTATGCATATACTAAATGAATTTATCGACTACATAAAAGACCAAGGGAAAAGTCCAGAAACGATTCGTGGTTATAAATACAAATTGCTCCACTTTGAAAAATGGCTAGGAGCAGTAGAAACTGATTTGTATTCTTTTTCCCGTTCCGACGTACAACAATATTTAGATGATCTAACTGCACAAAAGAAAAGTTCTGCTACTATTAACGGTCACTACGCTGCTATTAGATCGTTTTCTCAGTTTGCTAATAAAACAGAATGCATTACAGATATCAGAATTGTTAAAGCTCCTAACTTATATCGTGAAGCGCCTGTTGCTTTAGAACGAAAAGAAGTGCTTCGCATCATGAGAGAAGTTGATCGTAGTAATAATAAAAGAGATAAAGCGATACTTCTAACATGTATCTATGCAGGAATACGTGTTGCCGAAATAGTAGCACTTGATATAGATGATATTAATTTCACTGAAAGACAAGGGACTATCCGTATTAGACAAGGTAAAGGGAACAAAGAACGTACCATACCTTTGCACAAAGAAGCTCGCTATGCTATTACCGATTATTTGAAATCAAGAGAAAGTACAGCAGAAGCGCTATTCTTAAGTAATAGACAGACTAGAATTAGCAAAAGAAGCGTTCAACAAATTTGTAATAAGTACGGTATCAACCCTCACAAGTTCAGGCATACGTTTGTTACAGATTTAGTAGACGCAGGAATTGACGATAAAACAATTCAAACTTTAACAGGTCACGAAAGCCCAGCAATGATAACTCGTTATCGCAGTGTAAGACCTGAAGACAAAGAAAATGCTATTGAGGCACTTTATAGAGATAGAGATTAAGCGATTAGGATTCTTCCCTTTTCGCTTTTCTTTTTTTGAAAACCTCTTCCAAATTTGAAGCCCATGTTTTCGCCTGACTTTGCTGCTCTCCTGCTTCTCCTTTTTCTTTTTCCCACTTTTCTTCTAAAATAGCTAACTTTCTTTCTTCTATTTCTAGTTTTCGTGGAGTTGTATTTGCTAAGGAATCTAACCTTTCTATGGCCTTTAATTTTTTGTCTTGAATACGTGTCAAAGCTTCTTCATGAGCTAATACAGCAGCTATTGTGTCACCTTCTGTCTCTTGAACAGACGTTTCTACCATATCGAAATCTTTGACGACCATAGTTTTATATGAGTTACTAGCCAAATCCTCTACTTGAATTTCTTTTTTTACAGGCTTTCTTTCTTTTATAGTCAATCTTTGTAAAGGCGTTAATCCTTCTCTCAACGCCTTAATGCGCTTCATAATAAACATTTCTCTGTATGCATATAGTTGTATAGCGTCTATACATTCCTGTATTGGATCAATTTCTTCAATCTCTAATAATGCTTTTTCATCTTCATCTAATGCATCACGCCACAAACTTCTATATTCGCCTGTCCTAACTGCATTACTATTTCTCATAGGAGCAGCGCCACCCTTATTACCTATGGCATTTTTGTTACCGATAGGAGCAGCGCCACCTCTATTGCCTATGGCATTTTTATTACCTATTTGCCCGCCTTTTGATTTAGGAGCGTTCCTTTTGTTAATAGGAGCGCTCTCTTTCGAATTAGGAGCGTTCCTATTTAGTTCTTTCTCTAATTCTTCTTCCCAACTATCCTGGGATTTCCACTTACGAATTGTACTAGCAGGTACTCCAATTTGCTTCGCAATGTCTACTAATTTATTTTCGTTACCGCTTTTCTCATTATCTATCCAAATATTTTTTGCTTGATCCCGTCTAGGATCTCTTTTTCTAGCCATCTCTCATTTCACCACCTCCTATATGCCTGTTCGAGTTTGTGTTTGTTTCATTAAAAAATTTATTTAGAGGTATCCGATACTTTTGCTTCTTGTGATGTCACATAGCTTTTTAAAGATGTTATTACTTCGCTTTCAATAGGAAAAGAACCAATTTTACAGCCTAGCTTCGTGAGGGCTTCAAGGGCCTCATTTGCAACGTCTGTAACTTCTTTTAACGTAGCAATAGCTTCTTTTGCATCCACTTTTATTTTTAAAGTTATATCAGCAGGTACTTTCATTTCTTCTAATTGCATTGTTTTTCCCTCCCTAATCCTTATTGATTAAAATAATAGCTGGTCCATCAACTCTAATCCCGCCTACTTCAATTTTCTCATAAGGTTGAACTTGAACTGTAATAATCCCCTGGCGTTTTTCTATCTCTTCACTCAAATCTTTTGTTGGTACCATAGAAAGATAATTATTTCGTTTTTTTCCTGTACCATTACAATGATTACAAAGATACTCGAAGTACCCATTGTGCCTTTTCCCATGACCTACGCAATAAATACACGTTTCTTGCTCCATGAGTAATCTCTCCTTTTATAAATCTTCATCACGCAATTTCTGCTCCAATTCTAAAAGTTGCTCTAGATCACTCACTGATTTAAACTCTATTTTTCCATCACGTAAGCATTTATACCAATGAGCAATAGCGGATTGAACGACTTTGATATAATTCTCTCTATTTCCTTGTTCTTCTTCATAGCGTTCTAGTCTTTCTAGTAATAACTGTTGCTCTACATTATCTGAACTAATTTGTTTAGTGTTTTTCATTGAAACAATCCCCGCTTCTGTTTATGATAGAAACGAGATAGTGGCACCCAAAATATACGTGGCCACGTAACACCACTATCTCTGCAGGGATTGTTCCTTGTATATATAAAAAAGAGGAGTAGGCAGATGTCGTCTGTTTACTCCTCTTTGTTTACTTTTTAAACCATTGTAAATATACTTGTTCAGCTATCTTCTTTGTCATTACTGGCGGTACACTCATACCACACACATATACTGGATTAGCTGCTCCGAAATCATAATCTTTAGGGAATGTTTGCATTTTAATAACATCTGCTTCCGAAATTTGAAACGGTTCATCATATCGAAGGTTAATTCCTCCAGCAGTTAATGTTGGTGGCACTTCATGATTTTTTACAAGCGTTGTATTAAAATTACTATCTTTCCCCTCCAGACGCTTCGCAATATCACCCATATTTTTATCTGATGGCTTTCTTTTTAACCATCTTCTATATGTCTTTGTGCGTGGATTTATAGGGCTTCCTTTGCCGCTTCGTATTTCACCGTAAGTGATAGGTGTTTCATTAAAAGATAATTTTAAATCTGGCCAATTCAAATCTGTTCTACGAGCAACAAAAAATACTCGTTCCCTTCTTTGAGGAACACCCATTGTTGCTGCATTCAATTTAAACAGCTGCACATCATATCCGATATCTTTAAAACCTTGAATTACTTCTTTTACATATCCTCTAGCTTTACCTATAACCATTCCAGTCACATTTTCAGCAATAATAACCTTAGGTTTAAGTTTTTCGCCTACTGCAATGAATTCAAAGAATAACTCATCTAGTACTTGCTTTGCTTGTCCTTCTCGGAATGCCTTCTTCACACCCCACGCTTCTTCTCTTACTCCTGCAGTAGAAAATGATGAACATGGTGGCGAACCATCTAAAATATCAAGATCAAATAATTCTCCTGGTAACTCTTCACTTGGAATATCTTTAAACTCCCTTATATCCATACAATAGGAATACTTAGGCTTATGATTTTTTTGATATAAAGCAACCATCTGTGGATCAATGTCGCAGTTTCCTAATACAGTACATCCTGCTAACTTATATCCCATAGTAGAGCCGCCCCCACACGCAAAGCAACTAAATACCTTTAGACCATTTTTCGGAACAAATTGTAAGTCTGCTAATTTCCAATCATACTCTTTTTTCATAATATGTACTCCTTAATCAAAATGGAATCCACATTTTGGACAAGTATGATTAAATTGATCTTCCGAAAACTCGTCTAAACTTAATTCTTGATTATCGCGAACCTTTGTTTCCCCAAATTCAATTTCTGCTTCTGTATTAACTTTAAGAAGATCTTGCAACTCATCTTCATTAAAGCCAGTGAGGTTTAAATCTGCTCCCATAGAATGCAAATCATTAAGTAACTGCTCTAGCTTATACTCGTCCCAATCGCCTTCTACTTTATTTAAAGTGATATTCAATGTTTTCTCTTCGGAATCATCCAAGTCCACTACTGAAACATCTACTTCTTTTAATTGTTTTTCATTTACTAAAATTTTAAAACGTTGATGGCCACCCACTAAATTTCCTGTTCTCTCATTCCATACAAGTGGCTGCACATAACCAAACTTCTCAATCGATTGTTTTAATCTTTCATATTCTGCATCTCCCGGCTGTAAATCAATACGGGGATTATATGGTGCAGGATTGATTTTATCTATGTGTATCTTCCTGATTTCCATCTTATATCCTCCTAGTAGGTTAACCTTCTATTTGTTTACGTAATTTCTGCATTTCACGAGTAATCCTTTTTTGAATCTTTGTGACTTGCTTCTGATCTCTGCGAATTGTATCGTTTACGTAACACATGACATGCTCCGTTTCACAATGTGGGCACACATCATAACACTTCTCAATTCGCCCTGGAAGATTATCAACTTTAAGCTCTTGTTCATAATCCTTATTACAATCAGAGCAAACTACCGTGACAGCCATAAAATTCACGCTCCTTTATTTAAATCTGTACATAAATAAAAAGAGCGCTATCAATGTACAGCACTCTTGTTAATCTTTTATTTATTTTCTCCGGCGTTCCCACCCCTACGCGTTCCAGCTGTCAGGAACATATCCTGATACACTATCATTTCGGAGATACTAACCCATATAGCCTTTGAGATTTTATATCTCTTTGGACCAACAATAATTATATAACTCAACAAATAGAGAAAAGATTATTGGCCCAAAGAGAGACAAAAGTCCCTCTTTTCGTCAGTCGAAGATTCTGTTCTTAAAACGATGTAGATTAAATAGTTTCGTGAGTAATTCCTATAGAAAAAATCAATGAAATCAACATATTAAAAATATAGAGTATTTTTCGAAACGTGATTCATTCATATAGCAATAACACCATTTAACCCTGGTAATCTAGTAACGATCCTATAATTCCCTGAATGGAGGTTGTAGACATTTAAGTAACGGCCGTTTAATCAAATGCTACGCGGTACAACCGTGTAATTTTGTACCGTTTGAGAGCAAGAGGCACTTTTTCCCGCTCTCATTTCGAAACAAAATATTGTGTGTAAAAAAAGAGCCTCATTTTAGAAGCTCTTTCTTACTGTTTGTACTCTCACGCATAATATAAGAATTAAAGGGGATGGGATGTAAGGGCGTCGAACATACGCCCTCCATATACCCTTTAAGAATATATTTTTTATTAAAAGGTATATGGAGGGGTACGTTTGCAAATACTCTCTCAATCGAAAGTTAATCAAACGCACCTAATTAAATAAGCATCAAACGTGACGTTGTAGTAAGATATTTTTCTCTACAATAACATAATACCACATCCACAATGTATTCTTTAAGCATATTTTATGCTATTTATCTGCATTTTTACTGCAAATAAAAGCACTCCTGCTATTTTGGAGCGCTTTTATCCTTATTCAAATACTTTAATTCACGTAAATGTATCGCTAACTTGTAAAAGGCATCAGATTGAATATTATAGAATGTACGCTCTGATACATCCAAAAAATCTTCACTGATCTCTTTATCTATGTAATCCTCAAAGTCGAGGTATTTTTTCACAATTAAAATTCGTTCTCTTTTATTTAATTTGTTTACCGCACGCATTATTTTACCCATAAAAGCTGTGCGTCTAGCGTTATCTTCCATATTACGAATAACCGTGTCTTCAGTGCTACTGTGAAAAGAGTTTGTAAATGTCGGTGGAGCAATATTATAACTGGGCGTTATTTTGGGTAAAGTCTCTTCTTCCATCTCGTACATGTACTCTTTATATTGGTATAGTTGCGCTTCGACTGCTTCTTTTGTGGCTTCTCTATCAATCTCTTTTAATATAGCAGAAGAGATTGATTTCTTTTTTCTCGTTCTTCCTGTCTTCCCCATTTCTTTTACGCTCATAATCTAATATTGCTCCCTTCTAATTACTTAATTACATGAACCATTTTTCCATTACCACGCTTATTGTAGGCTCCCATCAAATACTTAATATCCTGTGATGTTAAATGCTCTGCTTTTCTATTTTGTTGTTTCTTCTTCCTACCTTGACGGAATGTTTTTTCACTGTATTTCATGCAGCATATACCCTCTTTCCCTATTTATTAGGTTTTGCTTATCTAGTACTGCTGTATTTTCTCTTGATGCCATATCTCTTTTTAAATTGTATTAACTGCGGATATGTCCATCCCCACATTTCCATGATTGTATATTCACTATTACCTAACTGTATTAGTTTTTCGAAGTCCTCTTTCTTTCGAGTTGGCCGCTCTTTTTTGATCCTGTTTAATTCATCTTCATCTAAGGTGTATTCAATCACTTCTCCATGCATTCGATCTCCAGAATTAGCAAAGCGTATTGGTCCAGTATGACGTGCTGCTTTCCTTGAAAATCTCATTAATGATTCCGCCCTTACTTTTGATTTATTTCACAATACCTGCTCTTACAAAAATGTTTCTGAACGCCTCTTCAAATTGATATTTTTCTACCGCTTTTGCACGTCGAGCAAGACGTTTCTTTAATTTCTTTTTCTTATGATTGGTGGTCATGACCATTTCCCCTTTATCACAAAATAAATTTTCATCTATTTTTCTTTCGTTCTCCTATCTTCTTATATATATCCGCTATGACAACGCCAACTCTTGTTAAATCGGCATTATCTTTAATCAGCTGATTTTTATTTAATATGACCAGTTGTGATTTTGATACTAGAATCAAGTTGTCTTGTTGAAAGTTCCGCCGATTACCATCACCAAAGATAATTACGTGTCCCTTAGGTATTGGTCCATTTTCTTTTTCCCATAGCAATCGATGTTTTGCTTTCCACTTATTCGGATCAGCGATTTTAACATCTACGTAGCCATCCCCATTTACTCTTTCACTACCAACCGGCTTATAATTATGTGGTTTCTGACCTTTCTTAAATTGCGTCTTTATTCCACCGGCACAAATTCCTTTCGTCCCTTTATTCCAAGAGTCTTGTCCTTTCGTAAACCTAGTATTAATTCCACTGCTTAAACCATTATTTTTTATATACGCTGTGATTTGATTTAGCCCTAAGTTTAGATCGAAATACTCATTAAACATTTCACACAATTCTTTACGTGTACGACCTTTTATGTTATCTGCTATAAATTGTTTCTCTGCCTCTGTATAAAAATGTTTCATTATTACCCTTCCAGCATCTTTGGTTTCTTGTTATTCGCATCCAATACATCGTCATACACCTTTTGCGCCTTTAAGACCAAGGAACCATTTTCAATAATTTGTGCAGCGACATCTGTTATTGCACGTGCTCTACCGATTTCTTCAATTAAACTATCACCTTTTAAATCTTCATCACTTAAACGCTCTAGCTGCGCAAATAAATGATTGTTCAAATCGCCAAGTGTATTTTTCATCCCTTATTCCTCTTTTCAATTAAAATAACGACATCTGTCCGCTCTTATTCTGCTCTTCCAATTCTTTTATTCTTTTCTCAAGCCTTTGTATTTCTTGGTGCAAGAGATGGATCGTCTTGCTATTGTTATTTCGTAAATTAAGGCACCTTCTATGAACCATGTTGTTGTACTGGTCAAAATCAATCTCATCTTCGAAAATTAATTCATCGCATATCGGACATTCCCCTAAAATACAACCGGATGCCATATTCACTCTTCCTTTCTACCAAATAAGAATTTTGTCTTAATATTTATCTTCTTTCCAATCCCATTCATCCCAAGTAGAACCGGGCACCTTTCTTCCCGTTGGCTGCGCATATGTTTGACGCTCCACCTTTGCAAGAACTACTCTTTCATCACCTTCAAATTCACAATCATTATCCTGTACATAACCTTTAACTGATTCAACATATTTTTCATATTCTTTTAGAGCTTCCTCATGATCTTCTGTCATTAAAACTATGCCTTCTTCATAATCGTGAATCATCCACATACTTATCTCTCCTCTTCTACCAAATAACTATTTTGTTAAGTTTTTATTTTTGGCTTCAATCGCCAGTAACGCTGCTTTACAGATAGCCATCGATGCAGTTTCGCAAACTGCGCTTACCTCAATATCATCTAATTGGAAATAACATTTTGTTTTTAAAGAAAATGATTCTGGAGTGGTTAATTCAAACCAAAAATCATAATCCTTTCTCATTTTCTCTACAACTTGCCATGCGTGCTCTATTTTTTGACTGTATGAAGGAATACCCGTTCTACATCTACCTTCTTTTACAATGTTGTCATCTTTAACTTCATAACCTAATACTTGACTAGCGATCAATTTATTAATATCTATTGGTTTCAATGTAAACCTCTCCTTTTCTACCAAATAACGCTTTGGTTAAAATCTTTGATTCTGCCATTCAGTAATACAAGCTGGTTCAATTTCTTCAAATTCTTGTGTTTCTACATCAAGATCAATGACAGAATAGCTAGGTACTACTAAAAATTCTTTTCCGCAAACGTTACAAGTAGGATCATCAAGTGCATAAACTCCTTTAATTGTGTCAGGATTTTGCAAATCAAAATCAGCATTTTCAAAAACTACAAGACCATTACATCCTTTAACGTTACATTTATGTGCTTCAATAGCCATTTCTCGTTCCCCATTTCTTAATAAAATTCAAATTTGGTCTTAATATCCGTTATCCTGGCGTTGGTGGTTTACTTGATTTTTCTCTATATATGCACGTTCAATCTCTTCTAATTTGAAGCCTAACATTTCTCCTAACCCTAAATAATGACTTAGTAAGACATCTGCGCGCATTGCTGTGGGCTCATTTTTTAATTGCACTGCTAATGCATATATCTCAAAAAATTGTTCCGTCACATCGCAGCAGTAAATCGCTACTGGAAGAGTAATATTCACTTCCATATCAATACAAAGACTAATTGCAAAATGTAATCCGTCTACATATTCCTCAAGTAAAGGATTTTTATCTACAACTAGATGCCCGGCGCACTTTTCGCAATAATACCAATGTTTTCCCAAACCATGGACACCCAAATTTTCATCAATAGGTGGATTACCTCTTTCGTACCCTTTTTCAGCACAATCAGGACATGTTTCTCTAACGAATGTTCTGGGTTCACGATCATTACTCCAAAACTTGAACGCTCGCCATTCTTTCATACATTCTGCCACTTCATCGATAAAAGCTAATATGCGTAATTGAAACGTTTCTTCTCTTGAAAGTCCTTTATCCTTTAATACTCTTTCATCAAATCTCTCTTGCATTTTAAATAGTTTAGTAATGTTCATATATTAACCTCTCCTTACACTTTTAATTTTTGCCCCTGGTATTAATAAACTGCAGGCGATATAACGCGCCTCATATTCATCTTTTGCATTTTCAGTAACACTGAGTGTTCCTTCCATTGGCGGAAGTTCGTATTCAATTACGAATGGATACATACAGCATGACCTTCCTTCGCTTTACGACAATCCCTTATAATTTCTCCATTTCGACCAAAATAAACGATTTCCCAACGTGGATCAGCTTTAGATTCATGCGAAAGCCCGTCATACACTACTAATAAATCTGTTTTATGATTCCCTACGATTGTGGCCATCTTTCCGGCTATTTCAACTCTCATCCCCATATAAGCAAAATCAATCTTTCTGAACCTGCACATTCTCAAAAAATCTTTTTCTTTGCTATAGAACTGCTCTAAATTATCTAGCCCAAGACATTCACAATTTACCCTTCTTTTAAAATCCGTATATGGTATATTCGTCTTATTTGATTTAAATTCTTTATAAAACATAGATACGGCTTGCGCTTCTGAGTGAGCAGCAATTTTCAGTTCATGAAATTTACCATTTAGTTGGATAGATAATTGATAGCGATACTGTACAGTCATCTATGTATCCTCCTTATATTTCGATTCATTTTTTTGTAAAAGGAACGTCAACTCTTTAACACTTAATTCCCAAAGTTGACGTTTTCCTATTTTATAAATCCCTTTATTAATCAGCTTCTCTATGATGCACTGCTTGTCCATTAGCCCTCCAGATCAACTCTATCTTCCGCTAAATATCGTAGAGTCAACTCTGATGCAGGTCGAGAAACAGCTAAATATTCATCTTCCTCATTCCCATAAAAAACAACTACATTTCCATCATTATCTGTTTCTTTTTCAACACGGACTACATTGCCTTTCTTATCTGTTGCTACGTCATACGGCTTAAATAGATTGAATCTTCTGTTATTTTTAACGAATGCTGCAGCACGTTGCAACTCTTTTACTTCTTCTTTCGTCGCAACACGAACATCAAACGTATCACTTGGTATACTTCCGTCTTCATCGTAATCATATCGCCCTAACTTAAATTCGATAGCATAATCAAAATGAACATGGAATCCAACCGTTTTTGTACATCTTGCTATCCATTTAACCATTGAGTTTTCATAAACAAAATAATCTCCCTTATTAATTACAGGACCTTCAACCTCATACCCATCTTCAATCGCCCTTGCAAGTTTTATAAGATTACCCTTTTCAAATAACCAACTTGTTTTAAACAATTTATGAGCATGTTTATTTAATATCTCCCACATAGCATTTGGTGTGCTTGAATATGCTTTTAAATCTAAAACATCTGCAATTTCCTTAGGGATTTTCACTGGATCTATAGCTGTTTCTTTTGTTTCATTCTCTACAGCGACCATGTTTTTCCCGTTCACGAAAGCTATACCTGCCTCAGCTGCTACCGCCCACATTTCAGACGCCTTGCTTCTCCCAAGGATAATCCCCAAAATACGATTACACCCACAGTTGCATTTCACTTCTTGTTTAAATTTAAATTCTTTCATTTTCTTTTCCCCTCTCGTTACTTCAAATATCTATCTACTTTTAATGGTTCAAATCCACTATCTAAATAAATGCGTAACTTCACCGCTTTTCCTTCGTCTCGCATTTTCTTACACAATTCTTCAGCTGCTTCCCAACTGAAATTATTAATTTTAGACCTTTGATACCTCCATAGCGCGGTTACATAATCTACAAACATATCAAACCTGTAATCTGGTCCTGTCTTTTTCATGGCTTTCTTGGGAAGCTCTTCTACATCCTTAGCATCCCTCGGTATCTTCGCTAAAACATCCGTAAAGCTAACCTTTCCTTTACGTTGCTTCACATGTGCCTTGCGAATATCAAATTTAACGATTTCCGGTTCTACATCAAATATATCTAGCTGCCTATTCACCACGTCACCACCTATTCAACACAACCGTTATATTGCTAACTTTTTAATCTCTTCAACAACTTCCCTCAATGCTTTTGGACTTAAAATTAACTTTCCTCCAGCTAAAACATAATTGTCCTGGCTAATATCACCTGTTAAATGACATGCATGGGCAGATTTATACTTTCTTAAAACAATTTGATCTTTATTTAGTAGAAATTCGATTGGTTCAGTATCTGCAATTTCTAAAATATTTCGCAATTCCATCGGGATAACTAAACGTCCTAATTTATCAACCTTCTTTACAATTCCAGCTGATGTAGCTTTTCTTACAACAACATTTTCGCCTTCTCTAAAAACTTCTATATGATCCCCTTCTTTAATTTCCAATGTACGGCGTAGCTCCATAGGAATAACTAAACGCCCTAATTTGTCCATATTTCTTACAATTCCTGTTGTTCTCATTTTTATTTCTCTCCTTTTTTTGTATTCTTCACATCTTCACCATTTCACCACGTTTATAAATCAAATAACGACAGTTGTTCACCTAAATTCTCTTGGTCAACATTTCGAACCGCTTCAACTATTATGGCGTTTTCTTCTTTCGCTTCTTTGAGTACTTCTTTACCATCAAAGACACACCAATTCCCAAAACAACTTTTAGGATGACAGCCCAGAAACTTCCTATCTCCAATTCTATAAACGTAACAATTCAGGCTAGATGCACCTTGCATATACTTGCTTGCACTTAGCAAATAACTCTGTCCTTCTTTTAAATTAAGTGAATTAACATTACTTTCCGCTATCACTTCAGCTGCTTCCCTTAATTCAATTTGCGAATCACTTAGTTTTTCATCCGGCTTTTCTTTTATTTGCGAAATATTCACCCGATGAATATAATGTCCGTCCGAATCTGGCTCTTCCATCCGCAACTGGATACCGAACATTTCACCAGGTATAATATGTTCAATTACTCCCCATCCCTTAAAAAGAAAATCGTCTACATAGACCCTTTGATTCTTGTTAATCATGCGCATCCTCCCTACTGGAATTGAGGTAATGAAGCAAGATAATCCAAAGCGATTCCTCTTCCTGGTCCACACCGTATGCACTGATCTATAAAGAATTGATGAGGAATACTCTTTCTTCCGCCTTTAATAGCCTCACTCCACCATTCTGCCAATTGGTCAAACATTATTATGTAATGCTCATGGTGCGCCGCAAACTCAATCAACATAAAACTAACTCCCTTTTGTTGCTGATGCTTCCGCAGGTATGCAATTTGATGATGTTTTATATTTTTCAAAGGAAAACTTGCTTTATTAGTAGTGCTCTTTGCATCAAACGCTAAAGAAATACCGTTACTAATTCCCTTGTAATCCACTGTACTTTTATGCTCATACCAACCATCTGCAACACGACCTTCTTTATTTAAAGACTTCACTTTCACAGGAACGGCCACTTTATCTATTAAAGCAACCTCTCTCGCATCATATTGAGCATTAGCCGTTTCAATTGCGATTTCTAGCGATTTTCCACGATTTGCATAATTCACTGATCTATTCACCATTTCACCACCTAATTACCACATTTATCGTTATACAAGTTTGTAATTTGTTCATCAGAGCATGTATTCAAATACTCCTCACTGTAATTGCTGTTAAGAGTTAAAAGAATAATCATTTCCTCCCTTGTCACATGAACATCTCCTTTCAGATCGCATTCAGGAATATAGTCTGCTGCGTTCCATTGAATTGCATCGTACATGACGTTCCCTTCTTTCTATCTCTCTTATTGCATCTGCTTTCACCTTAGGTTCGCATGACTCAAAACGAATAATTTGGTATAGCTGCCTTAGTGTGGCTTTCTTCACTTAAAACTCCCTCCTTTATATATTCATTAAGGATATGTTGCTTTAAGCATAAATTTATCTCAAAAAAAATTTAACATCTATATCTAAAATATCCGCTATGGATGTGGCTACTCTTAAACTAGGAGTTTTCTTCAATCCCTCAACACCAGCGTAGTAACTCCTATTAATACCAACCTTCTCAGCCACTTCCCATTGCTTTAAACCTTTATTCTTTCTAGCAGTTTTAATAAGGAGAATCTTTTCTGTCTTATCCATATATCTCCCTCACTTTTGTATGCTATAAGCAACATTTTCAAATTGATTATATACCACGTTTTGGAATAACACAACCATTTTGTGTATTTTTACATATTTTTTCATGGTAATTCATACATAATGTTGCAATTAGTAGACAAAAAGAAGATAATAAACTCATGGGCATATATATGTGAAAGGAGATGCGGATGTGACCAATACCAACAAAGAAAAGCACTCTAGTTCTAAAAACTCCGCTCAGCAGGTTTCTTTCAGTGAGGATAGGAAAGCGGAAAAAGAAAAAGGATTTATACCTTCAAGAGTTAGATATCTAAGAAAAAAACATAAATTAAAAGTAGATGAAATTTGCAAGTATGTTGATGTAGCAAGGAGTACATATACAAATTATGAACAAGGGCATAGAACTCCACCACCAGATAAAATGGCTAAATTGGCAGAGATTCTACAAACAACTCCTAATTATTTAAGTGGTTACTCTGATATAGAAGAACCTTTAAACGATAATCTGAGGGCAATCCTATCTGCTACTAATCTAAATTGGGATGGACAAAAATTAACAGATCAACAAAAAGAACAAATTGCAAATATAATCAATGGTTACTTTCAATCAATACCTAAAAAATAAAAGACCGCATATGCTTTTTATGCGGTCTTTTTTACGTATTCTTCAATTTCCTTATATAAATTACTAGGGATATCCCCATTTACTACACATTCAGATAATACGGTATGTAAGTTTATTTCTCCTTGCGTTTCTCCTACTGGATTAGCAGCTGCTTCTTTTATTGCATTTATTAATTTTTCCATTTTGAATCCCCCTTGTTGTTTTCCAAAAAGTTTAGTGTTTTTACATTTATAAAAAACTTAAACATCCCTTAAAACACTGAATGACACCGCTATGCGCGGTGCCATTCAAAAAAGTTACTATTTAGCCTACTGAGCCTCCTGGATCAGCCATAAAGTAGACTTGTTTATTATCTTCTTGTTTTGAAGCATTCTTCTCCACACTGGCGTTACCTACCACTGTTAAAGTAATAGATAGCGCGATTAGTGCTGCTAGTATTTTTTTCATCCAGTTCACCTCTACCCAAGATTGGAAAATATATAAATAAATAACAATGAATATATTCTTATTGTAACATTATAAGCTTCATTTTCAATTATTTTTTTAAATTC